TCGGCAGCCAGGCGATCAACGTGGCGCAGGCCGAGGGCCGCCCTGTCATCACCGTTGGCGAGGAGGCAGTCGCTGAGCAGAAGGCTAAGGCCGACGCCGCTCAGGGCAAGGCCGTGTACAACAAGTTGCTGGATCGGTTCGAGGCCGTGAACGCGCAAGTTGTGGAGCCGGAAGCCAAGGCCGAGACCAAGCCTGCCCCATCTGCGCTGCCGAAGGCTGGGGCCAAGACGCAGATCACTGCGCCGCCCGAGACCGAGCCCGAGATTGGGGCTCGCGGGGCTGCCGCGGTCGTCGTGCCTCGGAAGGTGCCGAAGACGGAGCTCGACCTGGAAGAGGAGAAGCCCGGATTCAAGAAGGCCGTCGACGCTCGACGCGCGGAGCTGGCCGCGATGGTCGCAAAGGGTGCAGAGGGTACCGAGGGCCCGTTCGTCCGGAAGCCCGTCGAGAAGGGCGAGTTCATGCCCGGCCAGACGACCGAGCCGCTCCCCGGTCTCGCGGCTCCGTCGCGCCTTCCCGCAATGCTCTCCGTCCTGGACTCCGCCGACCTCAAGGAAGGTCGGTCGGGGATGACGGACGAAGAGATTGCCAAGCTCAAGGCGCTCCGCGAGCGCTATGAGAAGGTGAAGGGTCTCGTGTCGCCTGTGGACCAGAAGGCTCCGATGGCACGGCCCGACCAGGTCGATGCCGCACGGTCTGCCAAGCTCAAGGCGCAGCGTCTCGCGCTGGGCGAAATGGAGTCCGAGGCCAACGACATCCTCGAGAGTGCGAAGCAGCGCGGGGTCAGGGCTGCCGGGACAATCAAGACGCCTACACCGGAGCCCGCACGTACCTCGGGGTCGACTAGTGTGCAGGCGCTGCGCGGGCAAGCGGCAGCTGACGCCAGCCGCCGGGTCACGCCTGGCGGGTCGGGCATGGTGCAGACCCCGTACGAGGAAGCCATCAGCGCGGCGGAGTCTCGCCAGTACCCGCGGAAGCCCCTGTTCGACAAGGCGCCGACTCCAGAGCAGGCTCAGGCGCAAGCAGGTGGCACGCTTGCGAGCAACCGGGAGGCGCGGTTCGCTCCGCCCCCGAAGCCCAACCCGTTCAGCTTCTTCAAGCGGAAGCCCGGCGTGCGGCCCGTGTCCCCCGAACTCGACAACATGGAGTAGCTCATGGCTGGATTCAACCGCGCGATGCTGGGGGCACCCCAGGCAGCAGATACCGTCTCCCGAGCCGCTGAGCCGAAGCCCGCTCCGAAGAAGGCCACGGCACCTCCTGCGGGTGGCGGCTCGGCTCCGCGTACCCCGGCCCCTCGTACTCCGGCTACGGGCAGCGTTGCGCCGCCTCGCCCCGGATCGACGAAGAAGCCCTCGTACGCCGAGCCTCCGCAGTCATTCCCTGAGGATGACGAGTTCGGTACCTCGGAGCAAGAGCCCTACTCGCCGGAGATGTCGACGTTGCTGGGCGAGCGCGAGTCCCGGTCACCCCTGAGCGACGCACAGCTTGCCGCAACCCAGGAACGCATCGCCCGCGTCAAGGAACTGCGGTCCACGATGACACCCGCGGGTGTGCCCACGTGGATGCCCTACGGGTTCAAGCAGGACCAGTCCATGAGCTACGCCGAGCAGGCGAAGGCGCAGGGGTTCACGCAGGACAAGTCGGGTCGGTGGACCAAGGCGCCTGATCGCATGGAACGGACACTCGGAGCTGTGTTGCCTGGGAGTTCTCTGGCACGGCAGCCTCGAGTGGGCAGCGTGCCTGGCGCTTACGGCGGAACCACGGACACGGGAGCGGGAGTCACCTACCCGACATCGGCGGAGCTCGCGAACCCGACCGGGTTCAGAGACGCGGCGGTTCGTTACGCCGCCGCCTACAAGGCGGCCCAGCAGGCGACCGCGGGCGCACTCAGCAACCAGGACGAACTGGTGAAGCAGTACATGGGCGGTCGCACCATGAACCCCGCAGACCCGGACTACGACGCGCGTGAAGTGGCGGACGCCCGAAAGCGCGCGGAACGTCGACAGGCACTCGAGACCGCGCAGCGCGGCCGAGAGCTGCAAGGCATAAAGGACACGCTTCGGCAGTACGGGTACACCGACGAGGACATCGACAAGCTCTAGCAGCCAGCCAGGACTGAGCCCCAGGTGACGCAGGTCATCGGGGCCGAGTCATGTCTGTACCACCGCGGCCGCGACGAGTTATACTCGTGCGACCCGAGGGCGCGATGGATCCGAAGACCTACGAACAGGTGAAGGCAATCAACGAGAGCCTCAAGATCCAGCAGGAAGCTGAGGCCAAGGCTCTCGAAGCTGCCCGCAAGCCTGCTCCCCGTGCCGAGGCGCGTCCGTCTGCTCCCCGCGCCCAGGCTCCGGCAAAGCCCGCTGCCCCGAAGGTTGTGGCTCCTGTCCAGGTAGGCGCTCCAGTCAAGCAGACTAAGGCCAGTGCTGCTTCCGTCGTAACCCCTCCTGTGACGGATGCAACCCGAAAGTCCAAGGTTGATGACGATCTTCGCCAGGATCTGAAGCTCGAGGACCTCTACCGGAACGTTGGGATGTTGCCGCCCACCCTCGAGGCCAAGGAGCGTGTCAACGCTTCCATCCGCGCGCTCTCCGCGAAGACGGGACTTGAGCCCCAGCGCTACAAGGAACTCGCGGCCATCCAGGGGGTCGACCTCAACGACCTTGACCAGAAGGCGCGCGAGGGCATGCCTTTCGAGAACTACCGCAAGGCGAAGGAAGGAGCCATCGGCTTTGTGCCCGCGGACAAGCGCGTGGCGATGTTCGAGGACCTCGCGAAGGACTACGAGACCGCGGAGCAGGGCAAGATTCGCACGGACAAGCGCATCGACCTTGCCGCCGCGAAGGAAGCGCGCGGCACTGTCCCTGGGCTCACCACGGGGTACGTCGTCGGCGGTACTACGTCCGAGGAGACCCCTGAGGTCGCGAAGAGCGGCGAGCACTACTACGCAGTTGCCGAGGCGTACCTCAAGGCGGTCGACAAGGACCCCGAGGTCGTGAGGTTGGTCAACCTCTACGGCAACTCCCTCGCCAGCGGGGCGACCCAGAAGTACATCAACGACCGAGCCCAGCAGCTCCTCAAGAACAAGGGCATCACGCCCTCGTCCCCGGATGCGGAGCGTCTCGCGTCGCTCGCCCGGCGCCAGGCCCTGTACGAGGTTCTCGCGCGCAAGACCGTGGGTCAGTGGACGCCCGGCATCTTCGTGAAGGATGTCCAGGTCACGGACGACGCCGCCGCGCCGGGCCTCTTCGCGGCGATGGCCCCAAACATCGAGCTCATCGGGTTCAACAGCAAGGGCGATGCGGTCTTCCGCCAGGAGAGCGCTGCGGGCATGGGCCTGCGTCTGCTCGACGTCGTGGGTGTCGTGCCGATCCCCGGCAAGAAGCTGCCCGTGCCCATCCCCGGCCAGTCCCTTCTCGCGGGCATGCTCACCAAGGGTGAGAACGAGACCTACTACGAGGCCGCGTCGCGCGGCGCGCAGACGGGCGCCAACTGGCTCGAGGTCGCGCTGGACGCCACGGAGGGGCAGAGCCTCCCGATGCGAGGAGCGGCAGGGCTCGTGGGCCTCGCAGGCTCGATGGTGCACCCCGACGTGACCGCGGCTGCGGGCGCTCTCGGGAAGGCGGGCAAGGCGTATCGTGTCGCTCGCATCAACAAGGCCATCGCCCGTGAAGCGGAGCCCATCCTCAAGGAACTCGTCACCGCGTACCAGGCGCGCAACTTCGACAAGGCGGCGGAGCTCGAGAAGAAGCTGGCGACGAGCCCGACGCTCGGACCCCGCGGTGCCAAGGGGCACGGTGTCGTCAAGGCGTACAACCGCGGCGACATCGCGTTCGCCCAGGCGCTGGCCTCGATCAACCCCGCGCTCAAGCACCTCGACCCTTTCCTGGTCGACAACCTGGTGGCTATGGTGGGCCGTCGGGGTGACGACGCGTTGACCGAGTTTGTCTACGAGGCTGCGGGCAAGGGTTCTCCGCACATGCACTTCGGCGCGGCAGCGCCCGAGATCGCAGAGCGCACCAAGGAGGGTGTGGGTACCTCGTTCGAGACCTACCTCAACTCGGGTAACTTCGACCGTCGCATCGAGCGCATCAAGATGGCGCGCGATGCCTACGCGAAGACCATCCCCAAGACGGCGGACGAAGCGCTTGCGAAGACGTTCAACGACGCCGTTGAGCGCGTCAAGGGCCGCCTGGTCGACGCTCGCCTCGCGCAGATCCCCGAAAGCGAGCTGCAAAAGGAGATCCGCCTCCTCCAGCTGATGGAAGAGCATCGTGCTGCGCTCATGGCCGACCCGAAGAGCTGGATGGACAAGGACGGGCTGTTCCACACTGCGCTCCGCAACGACCCCATCACCGGGGGTGACGCCAACTCGACGTGGCGCCAGCGGACGTACCTCATGGACGTCGACAACACGGCTCGGCGCGTCAACGACCTGAAGAGCCGCGACTTCGAGGCGCTCAAGGCTCGTGACCTCCAGATGTTCGACGACGCGCTCGAGGCGGTCGAGACGAACATCCAGAGTCGCATGATGTCGGCCGAGTCGCTGCGACGCAACCTGGCAGACAAGGCCGAGCTCCGCATCACGCCCATCGACATCCTCGACAAGGAGATGGCGCCTGGGACGGAACGCCTCTCGCCTTACGCGCAGGCGTCGTTCCTCGTGACGGCGCGTCAGTTCTCGCAGCAAGAGATGGACCGCAAGTCTCTCTTGCAGGCGTACCAGATGCTGGACAAGGCGTTCGAGGGTGTTGCCTCGCGGCACGACATGTCCCTGGAAGACGTCTGGCGCGACTTCTTCGTCAAGGTTGAGCAGGGCAAGGTCGAGATGCCGGGCGCGGGTGCGGCCAAGGCTGCGGGTAAGCCCCCGCCGAAGCCCCCGGCCAAGCTGCCCGCTGCACCGTCGGATGTGCCGAAGCTGGCCAACGTGCCCAACACGCCGGAGGTCAAGGCTGCCGTCGAGAAGGCCGCGAAGAAGGGTGGACGGGCGCGGGCTCCCGCGGCGATGCATCCTCGCACGGCGGATGTCGTCGCTGGGATTCCCGACGAGTTCAAGACGGACAAGCTGACCCCCGAGGCTGCCTCGAAGGTCATGAGCTTCTTCAGCAAGCTCGGGCTCGACGCCAAGTTCCCCGAGAAGCTTGGTGGTGTCGACCAGGAGGCGTTTGACGCGGTCCGTGCCTACCTCATGGCGACGGGAGAGCTAGAGCTCAAGGGCAAGAAGCTGGTCAAGGTCTTCGAGGAAGTCCCGGCCGCTCCGACCACGCTCGCGGGCCAGGCGGCCAAGGTCGCGCCCGAGGCCCCGCGAGTCACGATGCAGGGCCTCCAGGACGAACTTGACGACATCAGTGACGACCTCGCCCAGGTCGAGGCCGACCTCGCGACGGCCAGGGAAGACGGAGATGACGCGGCTCTAGCGGAGTTGGCGCGCGCCGAGGAGAACCTGCTCGACCGCCGTGACGAGCTCGCGGCGCAGCTCGAGCAGGCGAAGGCAGCTCCGGCCGAGGCACCCGTGCCCGCGACTGCCCCTACCCTGCCCGACACGGAGATCCAGCAGGCGGTGACCGAGGCCAAGGCCGTCGAGGCCGTGGCGGCCAAGGTGGACGAAGTCGCCCAGGAGGTCGCGCCCGCCGAAGCAGTTGTCGAAGCTCCGGCTCCGGCGGCTGTCGAGGCTCCGGTGAAGGCTGCCAAGCCGCCGCGAGGCAAGAAGGCAAAGGCTGCCGCTGTTCCGGCCACCGCAACCCCCGTCGAGACCGCGACGGTCGACGAGCTCCAGGCTGCCATCAACAACGTCGACGAGAGCCTGGACGAGGTAGCCGAGACCATCCAGCGCGCCGAGGACGACGCCAACGAGGCCCAGGTGACGTGGCTCCGCGGGGTGGTGGAGAAGAACCTGCGCGAGAGGAAGGCGGGACTTGAGGCACGCCTCACACGGCTCCAAGCGGCGGCCCCGCGCGATCTACGCGAGCTGCCTCCAGAGGTCCAGGCAAAGGTCGAGGACCTGGCTGGCGGTGTCTATCAGAACGTCGTCCAAGCTCTGAAGCAGCCGGATGCAGTCCGAAAGTCCCCCCAGGCGTACGCAGACTCGTACAAGGACGTTCTCGCTGAGATGTGGGACAGTCCGTACGACTTCGAGCGAGCATGGCCCGCCATGCGCGACCGCGTCGAGCTTTCGGCCGCCAACGCCCTGGACGCGGTTGAAGTCCCCGCGACGATGGAGAACCTGGGCAACCGCGCACTCTGGAAGAACGTCAAGGCCAAGGGCCGCATCGGCGCGTCGACTGGGATGCTCGAGGCTCGGGTAGGGACCGTAGAGTTCCGCATTTCGACTGTCCCCGCCGCGAAGGAAGGCAATCCGCCCGTCTTCCAAGTCATGGCGCGCGTCGGAGATGAGTTCGAGAATCTCGGACCGAAGGCGGGCTACGCCACGCTCGAGGATGCGCTGCGCGCACTGACCCCCGCGGGCGGCAAGCCTGCCCCGCTCCGCTCGAAGATTGACTCCGTTATCAGCAGCGGCGTTCGTAAGGCGAGTATCCCGAAGAAGGGAGCTAAGCAAGCCAAGGTCGTCGAAGAAGTTGCGGAGGAAGCGCTTGACGAGGCCGTGCCAGAGCAGGTCGCGCGTCTCGAGGAAGCTGCTCCTGGCGCAGAGGAAGCGCCCGCGGTTGTGCCTGCACCGACGATGACAGGCGAGCAGTATCGTGCCAAGGCCGTGGAAGAGCTGGGCAAGATCACGCACTCTGTCGTGAAGGCCGACGGCACCAAGGTCTACGGTGTGGTCGAGGGCGACAACTTCGTGCCCAAGTACACGCTCTCGACGTCCGAGATGCGCGACCCCACGGACGCTCTCTACTTCAAGGCGTCTCGCGGCAGCACGGCGATTGACGAGCCCGTTGCTCTGGCCAAGTCCGGCGCGCGTCCTGAGTCGCTCCAGGCGACGGTCAAGAAGATTGAGAAGCTCCCGGAAAACGCGCTCTACCAGCGTGGAGAGGTCCTCGTCGAAGCCGACAAGCTTGTGGGTCGCTTGGTCGAGGTAGAGAAGGGGAAGATCGAGTTCCTGACTCCTGAGCAGATCAAGGACCTCAAGAACCAGAACGACCCGACGGCCATCGTCACGCTCTTCCGCGGCGTGGCTGACCCCACGACGCTGCTCCACGAGGGCGCGCACTACATCCGTCGCATGGGCCTGGCTGCCGAGGACATGGACGCCGTCACGAAGTGGATCCGTTCGCAGGGTGTCGACGTCACGCACAAGTTCGGTAACTTCGACGGTACGGCCGAAGCGGTCGAGCAGGCGGAGGAGCTGTTTGCCAGGGCATTCGAGCAGTACCTGCTCAAGGGCGAGGCCCCGGAACCCCAGCTCACCTCTCTCTTCCAGAAGGTGAAGGAGGTCTTCGAGAAGGTCTACCGCACCATCTCGACCAGCCCGCTGGGCAAGGACATCGACCCTGATGTGAAGGCCGTCTTCGACCGCCTGTTCAAGTCCGTGCCGCAGAAGAAGCCGGAGTCGACCTTCGACCTCCTCATGCGCCACACCTTCAACAACAAGGGCATGGAGCAAGAGGGCAGCCTCACGGCGCTTGCTCGCGAGGCGAAGCGCCGTGGCATTCCAGGTGCCACGGTGGAAGACCTCACCAAGCTCATGGTGGACGCGGGCAACAAGTACGGAGAGGGCTTCCTCGAGCAGAACGTCATCGAGTTCCCCGTCCCCGTGCTCGGCAAGGAGAAGTGGACAGGAGCCGACGTTCTCGAGCTCGACCGTCGCATCCAGATGCGCCGTAACGACTTGGAGCTGGCTCCTCTGAAGCAGGCGCTCTTCGGAGAGCCGGAAGAGGAGAAGGCGACCGAGGCAATCTTCGCGGCGCTTGAGAAGCCCAAGGGTGTGGAAGAGGGGGCGTTCTCGGCAACGAGCCGCACGCTGGCGCGTGGGCTCACGCACACGGTCATCGGTGGTGATCTTACGGCTGAGCGCGTGATGCGGAACCTGCCTCCGGAGGTGCGCCGCAGCATCAACACCGCCTCGAACGTCATCGAGAACGGCATCGGTGACGCCATCACCGTGCTCAGCCAGGCGATCCGTGACGGCGACATGGACTTCATGTACCGCTACCTCTCGGGCGAGACGGGGATGGCCTACAAGACGGGCCGCCGTGTCATCTCCTCGGGTCATGAGTTCATCGGCGGGTTCCTCGACCTGTACAAGAACGCGGGCCTCTCGCTCACAGGGGAGCAGCGAGCGCTGCTTCAGAAGTTCGCTCAGGCGGTCAACACCCGCCCGAACATCAACAATCTGAGGCTGCCCCAGACCCGCTCCGAGGCCCTCGCAAGCCTCGTCTTCCCGGACCTGGATGCGATCCGCGAAGCGCAGGCCGCGGAAGACCTGGGGAAGGCGCCGATCCGTGCGGCGATGCAACAGGAAGCCAAGTCTATGGCCGAGGCACTCGAAAAGTTCCGCGAGCTGAAGGGCAGCGATGACCAGGGCGTTGGCAGCATGCTCGCCAAGGCCATGCGTGGTGCGACGGAAGAGGGATCTGAGATCAGCATCAACGAGTTCCGGTTCACGGAGACCCTGCTCTACTTGGCGGGCATCACCCAGCGCGACGGGAAGTTCTTCGTCGAGGTGGGAGAGGACTACTCCAAGGCCGGACTCAAGAACGCCGCCGAGATCCTGCTTCGGGAGGCCCAGGACATCTACGGCACCGCGGAAGACCAGCTCTTCGCTCGGCGCGTCGCCATCCTGGTGGGCGCCTACGGTTCCGCGTCTCGCGCCAAGGCTGAGCTCGCGGAGCTGGGCCTGGTGCTCACGGCGGAAGAGAGGACTGCGTACAATAACTGGGCGCTAGGCTACGGGGTCACTCCTGAGATGCGGCCCCGCATCGAGCAAGTGATGCGGAAGCTCGGTGCGAACACCACGTTCGAGCCCGACACCATCCTCGGAGCCGACGTCTACATTCCGAAGCAGGCCCGCGAGCGCATTGCGGACGCACTCAAGAAGGCTCAGTTCAGCGAGCAGAAGCTCACGAAGATGGGCGACATCTACCAGTCCATCTTCGCCTTCATGAAGAAGCGCATGACCCGCGGCAACTTCCTACTGCGCCAGCGCTACTTCATGGTCAACACCATCGACCACTTCTTCCAGATGTCCCTCGTCGTCGGGTACGCGCCCGCGTTCCAGTCGATGTCGCGCATCGCTCTCCAGAACGCGCTTACGTCTCCGTTCACGGGGCAAGCTCTCGAGATGGGCGTGCGCGCGGTCAATCGTCTCGTTCCAGGCGCAAAGATCCCGCCCGACGTTGTGGAGAAGATCCGCGACTTCTTCAGCCGGGGCGGCGACAAGACGGCCGGGTTCCTTCGCGAGATGATGGGAGGCTCGAAGTACCGCGTCGAGGTCAACCATGTCCTGGAGGGTCGCAACACCCCCATCGTGATCGGCGGACGAGTCACCACGGGCAAGCGGCTCCGCGAGATCTTCGTCGCAGAAGGCATCCTCGAGAGCTACAACACCCGACGCCTCGGCGCGGTTCTCCGCAAGGAAGGTACGGCGTTCATCAGCGACGGTGACGGCATCATCGAGGCGGGCATCAATGACCGCTCGCTGGGCGGCAACGTGACCACTGCCTGGGCGCGGGTGAAGGACGCTGCAATCGACCTCTCGACCGACGTGGTCGACGACATCGGAGACGCCTGGGCCGAGCGCGAGCGCGTGGGCGCTGCCGTGACCCTCATCGAGAACGGCTACGAGCCGCGCGTGGCGTGCCGCCTCACCATCGACGCCCTCTACGACTACGCCCAGTCGATGACGAAGATGGACCGCAACTGGTTCGTCGGCCTGCTGTTCCCCTTCTGGGCCTTCCAGAAGAACGCGAACCAGCAGTTCATCAACGTCATCGCGACCCCCTACGGCGCGTACCGGATGATGGTCATGAAGCGGTTCCGGGACCGTAGCTCTGAGCTTCTCACGGAGCTCTACTACGACGAGGTCGGCGGCGAGTTGGGCCTCGACGTGAACTCGATGCCCCAGGACATGCAGGACATGTACTACGCGGTCATGACCAAGGCGCACGAGGTGTACGGGGACGAGATCCCCGAAAACGCCAAGATGGCGCTCCGCATGGGGCTAACGGGCCGCGCTTCCGAGGTGCTCGACGGCAAGTACTACGAGCTCGATGCTGACCTGATCCGCATGCTGCGGTCGGGTGGTATCGGCGGTGTCGGCGGTGCAGGCATGAGCGACTACCTGATGCCGACCCCCAGCAAGTCCATCTTGCCTTCGTACATGCGCGAGCGACCCGGTGTGTTCCTGGCACCCCGCCGTGACGCCGCGGTTCGTCTCTACTCGGGTCTTCGCGCGAAGAACGACGAGATGTTCTACCTCATGCTGCCCCCGGCGAGCTTCGAGGATGCGTTCAAGCACACGGCGACGGTCATGTCGACGGCGCTCCTCATGGGGGCCAACCTGACTGCGATGACCCCGGCGGGCCCGCTCCTGGGTCTCGAGGCGCGCGGTCTCGAGGGCACCAAGATCGCGGCAGCCATCCGGCCTGTTCTCGACCTGGAGCGCTCCCCCATCGCCGGGCCTGTCATCGGCATGTACGCGGAGCGAGGCTACCCCCAGAAGCTCCACCCGCTCGTGGCGTCGTTCATCATGAACACCACCGATGCTCCCATCTTGCGCGTTCCCGCGGTCAACGACCCGTTTGAAGGTGACAACTTCATGCTCGAGATGCAGAAGCTCACCGAGGAAGGGAAGGAGGCTGACATCGCGCAGATCCTTGGCGCCGACTATGTCCGCACGGTACAGGAGCTCAACAGCAAGGAGCTGGATCCCAACGAGATCTCGACGGTCCGCGACGAGCACTTCTACCTGCCGCCGGGTGGATACTCCATCGCCTTCGAGAACGCGCCGCTGCTCGGAGAGCTCAACAAGGAGCTCCTGCTCAAGTACGGAAAGACCGCACAGGAGAAGGCCGCTTCCTCGGATACGGCGAGCCTGGGCAACCTGCTCTACATTCTCCGCAACGCCACCGGACTCGAGGTTGCATCGGTCTCTGCTTCTCGGACGGCTCAACAGGAAGAGCCTGTCTTCTACACCAAGTCTCGCAAGCCCTTCTAGGAGGTCATCATGAACGCACGGTACGGCGGGTTCAACCACGCAGGCTTCAGCTACAAGCACCAGGCGGCGCTCACCACGACGCCCCAGGTCTTCCCCCTCACCCAGGACGCCACGAACAGCCCCTGCTCGTCGGCGATCCCCACGTTCGCAGAGCTCAAGCAGGTCGTTGCCCAGGTCGACACCATCGCCTCGGGCGCGTCCTCGGTGACGTACTACATCGCGTCCGACGCGGCAGGCGACATCCCGCTCACGACCCAGGGGACGATGAGCATCCTGACCGGGAAGACGACGGCGACCAAGGGCTCGGCCATCGACTGCGTCGACGTCGACTACCACTACCAGCGGCTCACGGCGGAGACGCTCGGCACGGTGTACATCGTGGCCTGGCTGAATGCGGGCACGGCGAACGCCAACATCCGCTTGCAGTGGCGGGCGTAGTCTTCTAGCGTCACCTCCCGCGTCGTGATACGGTTACGGCGCGGGAGGCCCCATGTCCTGTTGTGGTTCATCGAGTACGAGCACAGGTGCGTCGTTCGGCAACGTGAGGGTTGCCGCGAGCAGCGTCACCAACTTCGGGACAAGCACCCGGCAGAACATCGGTGTGGGCGGCGGCTTCACCTTCGTGAACATCATCCGCATCAAGCTGAAGCGGACGGCGGGCACGGCGGCCTCGTTCACGCCCCGTCTCTACGACGCTGTCGCGGCCCTCTCGGGTAGCATCGACCAGCAGTTCGTCGGCTCGGTGACCGCGGTGGCCGATCTGTTCGACGTGGCCTGCGTGGGCTGCGTGTTCCGCACCGACGCGACTGGCCAGTTCTACCTCGAGCCAGGTCCCAACGCCGGGGCGGACAACGCCTTCGACTACGAGATCTACTACGAGGTGCTGTGATGGCAGGCTCGCAAGTCTTCCCGTCCACTTCTGGGGGGCTGTCCTCGAACTACGGCCTCGGCATGTTCGGCGACGGGGCGGATGGGGACGCGACCATCGTTGGGTCCGTCACTCCGACCAAGGAGATGTACTACAACAACCTCACGGTCAGCTCGACTGGCGTGCTGAAGCCGTCGGGCTTTCGCATCTACGTGAAGGGGACGTTGACCGTCGACGCTGGTGGGTCCATCAACGACGACGGTAACGGCGGAACGGGCGGAACGGGCGGCCTCATCATCAGCGCACGCCAGACCCTCGGCTTCGGTGGCGGCAACGGCGGCAACGGCGGCGTTAACGCCGTCGGCACCGCTGGTGCGGGCCCTGGCGGCAACAGCTCGCTGAACGCAGCGGGCCTCGCACCCACGGGCGGAGCGGGCGGCACGGGCGGTGTCAACGCGGGTGGTGCGGGCGGCGCTGCGGCTCAACCCACGCAGAACCAGCGCTGGCATGGCGTGGCCTGGATGTACCAGGGGCGGCTGAGCTCCGGCACCACGCTGGCCCTCTGGAACGGCGGCTCGGGTGGTGGCGGCGGCGGGTCCGACAACGCGCTCGCAACGGGCGGCGGCGGCGGTGGCGGAGCTGGCGGCGTGTGGCTCGCGGCGAAGACCGTGGTCAACAACGGCACCATCAGCGCGAACGGCGGCAAGGGCGCCAACGGCACGGGCACGGCGGGCAACGCTGGTGGCGGTGGTGGTGGCGGCGGCGGCCTGGTGTGCATCGCCACGCTGAGCTCCACCGTCGGTACGGTCCAGGCACTGGGCGGTTCCGGCGGCACGGGCTTCGGCACCGGGGCCACGGGGTCTGTTGGCCGTGATGGGTCTACTCTCACTGTGGTGCTCGCATGACGCAGACCTGGCTCGTGTTCCCTGTCCCGGCTCCGGCCGACGCAGTCGCAATCACCGTGGCGAACGGTGCCGTCGGCTTCTACTCTGGGGTTCCCCCGGCGTGGTCCGGCGTCGCGGAAGAGCAGGGCTGGACCCTGCCCTGCAAGGTCGTCGAGGGTGAAGGCGGTGTCATCGAGTCCTGGACCCCGGTGGTCTAGTGTCGACGAACTACCGCTACGTCCTCCACCGCACCGTGCGGACGGCTCGACTCATCGAAGGGTCGAACGTCACGATCACGGAGACGCCGAACGGCGACTTCCTCGACGTGGTCATCGCGTCGACGGGCGGTGGAGGTGGCGGCGGTGCGCCGACGAACGCCAAGTACCTGACCCTGGGCACCGACGCGACGTTGACCCAAGAGCGCGTGTTCAGCCCTTCCGCTCGGTTCTCGTACACCGACGGAGGAGCAGGCGCTTCCTACGCTCTCGACCTCAATGTCTCTGGGGTCAGCGCTGGTTCCTACACGTACGCTAGTATCACGGTCGACGCGTACGGTCGAGTCACGGCAGCCTCGAGCGGCACAGCCCCGGCGACACCTCCATCCCCGGCCACTACGGTCGTCACGGAGACGAGCTACGGCCAGACCCAGGCGGTCGGGACTGCGACGACCTACGCACGCGAGGACCACTCGCACGGCACGCCTGCGGTCCCGGCGCACAACACGCTGAGCAACCTCGCATGGATCAACGCAGGGCACACGGGGGCTGCGAACGCCGTGGCCGCCTGGAACGAGTTCGGCGTGTCGACCGTCTCCCAGGCTACGACCGACGAGACGATGCTGGTCCGGCGAGGCGGCACGCTCCAGTGGGTGCCCATCGTCGCAAGCGTCGTGTTCCTGCCGAGCAGTGACCTCATCATCGACGGCAAGACCTTCGAGATGAACGGTGCCGTCGTCTTCCCTGGGAGTGTCCTGTGAGCCTCGTCGCACTGAAGCATCGTCGCCTTGCCACGGTGAACGCGTCTGCGTCGACCATCGCTGCGGTGCTCGATGCCTTCTGGGCAGCGGTCGACCCGACGGTCACTACTTACTCGGACGGTTCAACGCGTTCGTTCTCCGGGGCAGGCGCGACCGGGTGGACCTGGACTCGCTACCAGAACGCGGGTGTGACCGAGGCCCTCTACGCCACGCCTCCCGGCGGGACGATGGACCAGCGGGTCATCATTGCTGGAAGGTCGGCTGCACCAACGCCGTCGCCGACGATGATTGCGCCCGACACATTCGCGTCGTCGTTGTCGCAGCTCCTCATCTCCCACCAGTTGCAGGCGGGCGCGTTCACAAGCTGGAACGCGGCGACTCCGTTCACGAACTCTCGCTTCATGGGCTACACCCGTGTCATCCCGAACGTAACGGGGTTCACCACGCTTGCGTGCTGCGTGTACGAGACGCAAGAGACGATCATCGTCGAGCTCCTCGTGAACGGAACCGCCGTCCACGTCGCGTTTGCCGGGGCTCTCTACGACCCGGAGACGACGGCCCCCGCCGCAGCAGAGACGGACGGGCGCCGCTATGGCGTCGTGGTGTGCGGTGGTCAGCTTGTGACCAACTTCCTCGGGTCAGCGGGTAACGGAACCATCTGGGTGCACGGAACGGGGGCGGGAGCGGGGCATACGTACATCTGGCGCCCTGGGGTGAACACCGTTGACACGGGTGCGCGTAACTGGCTGACCACAGGTGGGCAGACCACCGCGCAGATGACGGACCTTGCGGGACAGTACCCCGGCCAACCCCTGTTCATCCCTGCGGCCAACGGATGGGCGGGCCGAGTTCGCGAGATGTTCTGGTCGCGGTCGATGCTCTACCACACGCGCGTCGAGTCGAGCCCCGGTGTCATCTCAGCCTACGGGTTGGGATGGTCCACGACCAGCGCAACGGGCGACTCCATGTTCTTGAAGTACTGAGGGAACCATGAGCTACACCGACCAGATCGAGCAGTATGTCGCGGCCTACCCGCTCACGTCCCTGGTGTCCGTCCCCTCCTGGTGTGGCGTCGCTGCCCTGCCCGCGTTTCCGTCCGTCGTCATCCAACCGTGGGCGGAGGATTACTGCGAGCTCGAGGATAGCGAAGGCATTGAGATCGCACGCTTCCGGCTGGTCGGTTAGGCCCGGCGAAGGAGAGCGCGATGGAAGCCTTCATCACTGCGGTCACAGGACCCCTGGGTGCACTGGCGCTGTCCGTCGGCATCCTCTACTGGCTCGCCTCGAAGATTGTCCCGGTGCTCCAAGCGTATCTCGAGAGCCAGTCGGCTCAGCTCAAGGACATGGTGCACGCGCTCCAGAAGACCGTGGACGCCCATGAGATGGACCGGAAGACCTTCGAGGCCGCCCTGTCTCAGCTAGACTCGCGCCTCGACCGTGTGGAGACCGACATCCACGCGATCAAAAACAAGATCGTCGCATAGGAGGTCCCATGCCCATCAGCCCCCAGGAAGCCATTGCCCTCGGTCTCGAGGCCGCAGAGCTTGCTGAGTTCATCGTGAAGGCACTCAAGCCTGGTGCCGATGGGCACAAGCGGCTCGACAAGGCTGAGGTCGGCGAGCTCCTCCGCCGCCTGGGCAGCCTGTCCATGCACGTCGCGCGCGACATGGTGGACTAGCCCGTGGGCCAGCTCTACCCTGCGGTCCTGGGGCCCGCGGAGGTCGAAGTCGCCAGTCCGCTCAGCGGGTTTGGGGAACTCGAGGTCGTCTCTCCTGAGCCGACGTCCCAGGTCGCGTTCATCTACAACCTGAACCCGCTGCTGGTCACGACGCGGACCTACGGCGCGGGGTCGAGCGTCACGCTGGACAACGGCGAGGCCGTCCTTGCGAGCGGGACGGCCACCGACAGCTACGCGCGCCTCATCTCGAAGAAGGTGGCGAAGTACAGGCCAGGCCAGGCGACGATGTCGCAGTGGACCGACCGCTTCCCTGGCGGCGGGTTCGCAGGCAACCGCCGGATGGGCGGCCTCTACAACATCGAGGCGGGCTACCAGTTCGGGTACGACGGGGCGACGTTCGGCATCCTCTACACGGAAGCCGCGACGTGCGAGATCCAGACCCTGACCATCTCGGTGAAGGCATCATCGGCTACGAACGTCACGGTGACGCTGGACGGAGGGACGCCCGTCGTGGTGCCCGTGACCAACGGAGCCAACACCAGCGTGACGGCTGCGGAGATCGCGGCGGGCGACTACTCGCAGGCAGCGGGCGGCTGGGACGCCGCGGCCGTCGGCAATGTCGTCTACTTCGTGCGCCGCGTTGCAGGTCCCGCCGGGGCCTCGACGTTCTCGCCTGGGACGAGCGGCGCCGTGGGCACGTTCGCTACCCCTACGATGGGCGTGGCCCCCACCGAGACGTTCATCCCGCAGACGGCCTGGAACATCGACCGCATGGACGGTACGGGCCCGAGCGCGATGACGGCCGACTGGACGAAGGGCAACATCTTCAAGGTGCAGTTCCAGTACCTGGGCTACGGCGATGCGTTCTTCTCCATCGTGAACGCCTTCGACGGGAAGTCGCAGCTCGTCCACGTCATCCGCAACGCGAACGCTCGCACCAGCACGGTTCTCCGGAACCCCAACCTCTACGTGATGTGGGAGTCGAAGAACCTGGGCACAGGTACGTCGCGTGAGATGCGAGCCGTCTGCGGCTCAGCGTTCGTCGAGGGCAAGATCACCTTCCTGGGTGCGCAGTTCGGTGTGGTCGGAACCCGGACGCTAGGCGCTGGTGTAGAGACGGCGGTCCTCACCCTGCGAGGCAGCACGACGGTCAACAACAAGCGGTCCTCGGCGCAGATCCAGATCGACCGATTCAGCGTGGCCTGCGACGGAACAAAGACCGTCGACTTCCGCATCTACAAGAACGCCACGCTCACAGCTCCGCAGTTCCAGCGCGTGAACGCCAGCACATCGGCAGCAGACTACGACTCGGCGGCTACTGGTGTCACGGGTGGCACGCAGGTCTATGCCTTCTCGGTCGGCAAGACGGGCAACGTGACGGAAAGCGTCACCGACCTCGCGCTGTTCATGCAGGCAGGCGACACGCTCACCATCACGGCGACCAGCGTGAACGCCTCCGATGTGAGCGCGACCATCGTCTGGATCGAGGACGTCTAGTGGAGCCGGACGACCCCGAGCCACTACAGCGACCCGACTGCGCGCTAGACCAGGACGGCCGCATCTGGATCACTCTGGGTGCGGCCGAGCGCCTACGCGACTGCAACATCCCACCAGGAGCCATCCTGTCGCTCAGCTACGAAGCGGAGCGACCTCATCACAAGGCGCGCAAGCGCAAGGAGAAACGAACGATGGAACCTCTCAAGTCTTCTGAAACCGCGGCCCCGTCTGCCTCTTCGACTATCCCGGCGGAGACGCCTGTGCAAGCAACCCCCGAGAAAGAGGCGGTTGTGGCGCAGGTTGTCGACGACGGCGCGGCCACCCCTGTCGAGGTGATCGAAGTCGTCGAGCAGCCCGCTGCCCCCGCTGGGTTCGACCCGATGGCGATGGCCCAGGAGAACCCGATGCTCGCGTTCGCCCTGGCGGCGCTCGCGGTTGTCGGCGGCGGTGCCGGGTTCAAGCTCTGGACGAAGATGTCCGAGCAGCGTCACGAGACGAAGATGAAGGAGCTCGAGCTCGAGGCGCAGAAGGCGGGCCTCAACGGCGCTCAGCCTCCGCCGTGCCAGGTCAAGCAGACCGAGACCGACGCCAAGCTCGCGTCGCTCGAGGCTCGCGTGAAGAAGGCGGAGAAGGCGGCGTCTGCGGTGCCCGCGGGCTTCGACGGCGAGGAGCTCGAGAAGCGCGTCGTGAAGCTCGAGGCCGCCATGAAGCGCATGGGCGTCAAGGCTCCTGGGGGTGACAAGTGACCCTCACCCCTCACTTCTCCTTCGAGGAGCTGACCCGCACGGGGCAGAAGGACCTCCAGGACGCCAACCGCAAGGAAGCGATGGCGTACATCAAGTCGCTGACGGCGCTCGCGGAGATGCTCGAGGTCATCCGCGCGAAGTTCGGGCCGATCTCCGTGACGAGCGCCTTCAGGGGCCCCTCTGTGAACGCTCGGGCAGGGGGCTCAAAAACCAGCCAACACCTCGTCGGTGAAGCCGCGGACATCGGCTGCGGCGCTTCCGACGAGGAGCTGCACAAGTGGATCGTGACCGAGTCGGGGCTGAAGTTCGGCCAGTGCATCCTGGAGAAGCCGCCCGGCAAGTCCTGGGTCCACATCAGCTTGGGCGCTCCGTACCGTGACCCGAAGCGTTGCGGCGAGTCTCTGTACTTCGACGGGAAGTCCTACACGCCGAAGAAGTACTGAGATAGGAAGTCCCTGCGGGGACAACGCAAGGCTCGCGGCCCTGGCGACTCCGGCATGGTGTCGGAACCGTCAGGGCCGCGCGTCTCTACTCCTCGTCGGCAGGCGACCTGAACTGGTCCTGCACGTAGACGGGCGTCATCGGTCCCAGGTAGGCACAGAACGTGTTGTAGTCGTGCCACTCCTCGGCGTCCTCGTACGTCATCTCCTCATGGTCCACGCAGAGCTTGATGACCATGTCGGAGTCATAGACGGCTCGCCCGTCGAAGGTCATGCCGATGACTGCGCCATCGTACGTCTCGCGCGGCTCCAGCAGCAGAGCGCCGGGGATGAGCGTGTCGAGCTTCGCGTTGAGAGCCATCAGAGCACCACGCTCTCGGTGATGGTGCGCGTGACGTGGAGGCCATCGACGTCGAGCGTGATGCTCGAGATGCCGCGGTCACGCATGAGCTTCTCGACGGGGCGGAGCAGCTCAGCGAGCGTCGGGGCCACGGGACCGTGGAACACGTTGATGCGCTCGTTGCCCGTGAAGATCCCCGTGGTCGAAGCTAGCGCGGCGTTCAGGGACCGAGTGGTCTCCGCCTCGATGGCCTTCATCTTTGCTTCGGCGGCAGCCTTGCGCTCGAGGGTCGCCTTGTTCTTCGAGCCCTTGGGACGGCCCAGCGTGGGCACGATGCCCAGCTCGGAGCGAGCCTTGGTGAACACGGAGTTGCTCATGCCCTCGCCGCGGAGAGGCGTGCCGAGGCGGGCCAGCTCCTGCTCAGCGAGACGTGCAAGCTCACCGTTGGGGGTCTTGGGTTCACGCTCGAGGATCTTCTTCGCGGCGTCGATCTGCTGCTGAAAGGTGGCGTAGCTCATTGGGTCTTGGTCTCCTTGGCGGCGCGTGCGTCGCGCCGGGTACGGTCCGCCAGGTCGATGAGGGCGGACACCCATTGGGTGTAGTCGGTCGGTTCATCAACAACGCCAGATGCTGCCTCCGAGAAGGCTTGCGCCAGGCCGCGGACATGTCGCATGGTGGGCATGCGGATGCCGTGGATGACGCGGCTGACCTCTGGCTGGGTCAGACCACCTCTGCGAGCCAGCTCCGCGAAGGACCAGTGACGGGCCTTGCGGTGTTGCTCGACGAGTAGGATGAAGGGATCGGTGGAAGGGTCCACGCTTGCTACTGGACCAGATTCGGTCATGATGTCCTCCTGCCTGGAGAGCATACCTCGACTCTACCGCGCCGTCAAATGTTCTTGACGCGGTGGTTGACGCGGGGTACTCCAATGACGCACCAAGGAGACACCATGTGGGACCAGCCACACTACCGCTACCTCATCGACCCCTCGCTCGCTCAGCACGCCATCGCCGTGGAGATGCACATCCCCGGCACGCTCGCCTGGGCCGTGCAGGGACGCCGCAAGTTCCGCCTGACGAAGAACCAGTGGCCCGAGCGCGGTGAGCCCAACGTCATTGAGATCTACGCTCCCGCGCACGCTGCGTTCGTGGTCGAGCACTTCTTCTCCGGATGGGGCGTCCCGTTCAGCGTCGAGCCTGTGAACGGCGCAGACCTCATCGAGCCGTGGCCCTCGACCCAGGAAGGGCTGGACCACCTCGAACGCAGCGGCGGCTCCCTGCTGGCCAGCGCCGTGAAGCGCGGCGAGTTGAAGCCCCACGTCGCCGACATGGCCACGCCCTACCAGAAGCGCAGTGCTGCGTGGGCGCGCAACCGCCCGTGGACGATGAACATCTGGCCGTGCGGCAGCGGGAAGACCGTCGGTGCCCTCATTGATGCGTTGACACGTCAAGGCACGGTGCTCGTCATCTGCCCCGCCAAGGCGCGGCACGTCTGGTGGACGCAGGTCCAGCAGTACACGAACATCCTACCCTGGCGCCTCACGCCCGTGTCCGAGCGCCGGAAGGGTGAGATGACCTGGCACCAGTACGTCGAGTACTGCGAGACCAACAACCAGCGCCGCTTCATCGTCGTGGGCGCGGAGAGCCTGAACGACCACCTCGAGTTCGTGGCGGGCTTGAACCCAGAGGTCCTCATCCTCGACGAGCTCCACATCCACGGGCAGTCCAAGCGTTGGAAGGCAGTGCAGGAGAAGGACGGCTCCGTGGGCTTCCAGCGCCGCCAGACGGCCTCTGGAGACAAGGACGCATGGGCGGTGGCCATCATGGACCTGAGCCGTCTGCCGAGCCTGTCGCTGCGTGTGGGGCTCACGGCGACGCCCCTGGACGACGGTCGTCCTCGTCGCCTCTGGGCGCAGCTGGACCTGCTCACTCCAGGCGGCTTCGCCCACAGCTACCGTCGCTTCGCAGAGCGGTACTGTGACGCCCAGGCCAACCCGTACGGCGGCCTCGACGACAAGGGCAGCAGCAACATCGACGAGCTTCGGATGCGGTGCGCCTACTTCACGCACGAGGTGCCCTACAGTGAGAGCCACTCGAGCCTGCCTCCGACACGGGTTCAGGTCGTCTACCTACCCGTCGATGCCCAGGACAAGGCCGAGCGCTACGATGACGCACAAACTTTCGATCAAGCCATCAAACAGCTTGCACGCCAAGCTCGAGGTGAGTATGAGGATGTGCCCGCGCGGGAACGTCTCATCGAGGCGCGTCTCGCGGAGGCTTGCAGTCGAAAGCGTGGCTACGTCGTTACGGAGGCTCTTGAAGGGCTGAAGGGGGGCGGCAAGGTCATCGTGTTCACTGCTCGCCGACGGGAAGCTGAGCGCTGGGGTGAGGCTATCCGCAAGGCGGTCTCGACTGGTGACGAGGCGAAGGACGCGACGATCTGGGTTGGGCACGGCGGCGTAAGCGAGACCGAGCGCAACGACATGATCGACGGGTTCCGAAACAGTCCTGGCCCGTGCTGCCTGATCGGCACGGGCCAGGCGTTCGGGATCGCGGTGGACGGCATGCAAACTGCCGACCTCGCCATCTTCGCCATGCTTCCCTGGAAGCCGGGCGACTTCCTTCAGTGGCGTGGTCGGTTCGACCGTCATGGCGGACGGGCCACGCTGCTGAAGGTTGTCGTCGCCTCCGCGACCTACGATGAACGGGTCGTCGAGATCCTGACCGACAAGTTCGGACCCATCGAGCAGTTCCTCGCGGCAGACGAGCTGACTGGCATGGGCGAGAAGCTGCTCGGCATGGAAGACCGTGGCGCTATCGTTGACGACGTGGTATCGAAGCTCGTCATCCTGGACGACGAATGAACAAGATCCTGATCGATGCAGGCAAGAGCTCTCGAGGCTGGAGCCGCATCGGCAACTACTTCCACTGCCCGCAGCTCTTCGCCTACCTCTGCCGCACCGAGCAGATGGCGGACGAGAGCGGGTACTTCCCCAACCTCGGACCGTCCATCGAGGCGCTCGCCAAGGGCAGCATCGGTCACACGATGCAGGCCCACCTCCACGCCATCTGGGGCGCAGCTCAGCCCCAGGGCGTCGTCGCTGACGAGACGCTCTACACCGACCCGTCGGTGTTCATGGACCCGGAAGACGCGGCGGATGCCTGGTGCGCCAAGTACGGCAGCGAGCATCTGCTCGACCAGATGAAGACGGTCTTCCGCGCCTACCGGGCGAGGTTCCCGGAGTCGCCTGGGGATGTCATCGCCGTCGAGGCTCCGGTCACCGCGGTGCTCGGGAACCTGAACGGGAACTGGGGTCTGTGGGTTGCCGAAGAGAGGGGCGGCGAGTGGCGCAGTCTCGATGGGACCAGCATCGAAGTGACGCCCTTGAACATGCCCGACCACAAAGAGCACGGACGTCCGATCACGCTCACTCGCCGCATCGACCTGGTAACCCGCGATCAGTCAGGCCGCTACTACATCTGGGACCACAAGCACCAGGCGAATGTGAACGCCAAACACAGCGCCACTGCGTACGCCATCGACGGTGGCTTCGCGGCGTTCCGCATCATGGGCAAGCAGCTCTACGGCGACGCCTTCGGCGGGGTGACCATCAACCTCATCTCGAGCACCGAGCCGGGGAAGGTGGCGCGCGCCCAGGTCCCGGCGACCCCTCATCGGGATGCCCAGTTCGCCCAGCAACTCTGGCAGGCCGAGCATGCCATCGCTCAGCTCGACATGACCACCGACCCGTGGGAATGGCCGAAGGCTCAGAACGAGCTCTCGTGTTACGGGCGGTACGGTCCCTGCGCCGGGATCAACTTGTGCTCCCTCGGCCGCGCAGGCTGAGCGGGGGTGCGTTTCGTCGTCTTCGGCCCTACGACGAGATGGTTTCACATGGGCCACCAGGACCAGCATGACCACAGAGAACCCGACCGTCATGGTCGCCGTGTACGGCAAGCCGAAGAAGAAGAAGACCAGCGACGTGCTGGCCGCCTTCCCGACGGCCCTGTGCATCGGCGTCCCCAGCGCCATCACGCTCGTTGCCCAGAACGAGCTGGGCTTCACCCCTGCCATCTACCCGACGCCGCCCCAGACGCTCCCTGAGCTCGTCGGGCTGCTCGAGTACCTGGGCCAGTCCGGCATGGCCGCGCAGTACGGCGCGGTCTTCATCGACGACGCCAGCCACATCTGCGACCGCAGCATCACGATGTGGCACGACGAGGCGCCCGTCGGCAAGAGCGGGAAGAAGGACAAGTTCTACGCCTACCAGCAGCTGAACAAGTACCTGCTCGCGCTCTCGGGCATGGCCCGCCACATGGGCATCCACCTCATCTTCACCTTCCACGAGCGCGCTCCCGGCACCGACCAGGACGGGTTCTTCCAGCCGGGCGGTCCGTCGCTCGGCTCGAGGAAGCAGACCGAGTCCTTCCCCTCCTGGTGCGACATCAACGTCCGCGCCATGATCGACTCGAGCTACCCCGACCCGTGGTTCCCCGGCGTCTACTTCTGCGACCCCACGTCGCCGGAGTGGGTCACGGGTGACCGCACGGGCGTGTGCTGGACGAAGACCCCCGGCAACCTGCGCGAGATCCTCCGTGCCTCCGCCGGGGGCTACAAGCTCGCGCGCGTCGCGGGGCTCGAGTGGCAGGACGACATCGCGGACGAGCTGGCGAAGATGATCGTGGAGACCGGGGACATCAACGGCTCCATCAAAAATCTTTCCCAGTCAAATCCGCGGTTTACGGACGGGACGGAACAAATCCATCTCCGTTGGGCTTGCCAGGATGGTATTGCCCGCGCTACCTTCATGAAGCGCAAGGCGAGGAACCTCTTCGACCTCGCGCCCAAGGAAGAGCCCAAGAAGGGTGGCGGCGTTCCGCTTCCTCCCCCTCCCACGGCCTGACCCTGGTCTCTCAGGACCGACCACCCACCAACAGCAGTAGAGGTACATCAGCATGTCTTTCTCCATCAACGGCGCTTCCTTCAAGGGCATCGGCACTCTCGGCGCGGGTCAGCCTGACGCTGGCTACTACGAGGTCGAGGGCCTCCAGGTCGAGTACAAGCAGGGCGACAAGGCCGACGCTCGCCGCCTGCACGTTCAGTTCGCGAACGGGTTCAAGATGTTCACGTTCATCCACCTCCCGGTCGAGGGCCTCCCCGAGAAGTCCTTCAAGGGTCGTCTCGCCGCGCTCAAGACCATCCTCGTGAGCTTCGGCTTCAGCGACGAGCAGATCGAGACGGGCGACATCAGCGACGCCTGGTTCGTCACGGGCAGCAACGGCGGTCGCAAGGCGTACGTCGAGTTCGTCCCCGGCCAGCAGGGCGTGCAGGGCAGCTACGCCGAGATCACCAAGTTCATGGACAAGGCGGGCTTCGAGAAGGCCGTGGCGTCCGGCGTGAAGCCCGCGGCTCGCCAGAACAACGGTGGCGGCGTTCCCAAGACGGGCGCTCCGGTTGTCCCCGGCGCGGTCCCCGCGGCTCCGTCCTCGACGGTCGGCGGTGTGGTTGGCACTGTGGCTCCGGCCCCGGCTGGCGGTCTCCGTCTCCCGCCCCCGCCCGCTGTCGGCGTCGCTCGCTGATCTAGCGTAGCGGTCGGGCACCCGTCCTGGTTCACGCCGGGGCGGGTGCCTTTCTGCGTTGAATGTGATATCGTCGGAGCGTCACGAGGCTCACGATGAACCCTCAACTCTCTGCCATGCTCCACCTCTGGGCGAAGCTCCGCATGGCACATCACCTGTACTGGACGCTGCACTGGCAGGCCAAGGGTCCGTCGTTCCAGGGCGACCACACGTTGTTCGGCGACCTGTACGAGGCCCGCATCCACGAGATTGACGGCCTGGCTGAGCTCATCGCGGGCCACTTCGGCTCGGCGCAGCTCGACCCGGTTCGCGCCTGGGCGATGGCCCAGGAGTGCATCACGTCTGCGGTCTCGGCTCCGACCCCGGTGGCCATTGCGGAAATGGTCCTCGAGGCGGTCGAGGAGGCGAACGAGGCGTGCATGGAGGGCAAGTTCCCCGCAGGCACGACCAACTTCATCTCTGACGTGGGGACGCACCACCTCAAGGACCTGTACAAGCTCCAGCAGCGCTTCGGCGCTCTTTCCAAGTAGGAGGAACGCCACATGGCCAGCTACGACGAGATGAAGGAAGCCGCCCGCCGCGAGGCGCTGGGCGAGCAGGCGAGCAAGTTCTACGAGATGGCCCGGCCCGCTCGTCTTCGCATGTCCGGCATGGACTCGGGCCCCGTCGAGACGCCCCCGTCGCGCGACCCGCTCGCGGGGCTGCCGACTGACCCGAGGTCCGCCGCCGAGCTCGACGCTCGGTACGCCCAGGTCGACCGTCACCTGGCTGCGGCGGAAGCTGCCCGTGCGCGTATCCCCGGTGGTGCGAAGCAGCACTACGGCATGAACAGCACCCCCGACTACGGCGACAAGTACGGCGTCGGCACCGCCAGTGCCTACACACCGGGTGGGCTGACCAGCGACAGCCCGTACTCGCTTGATGACTCCTACAGTCAGCTGGAAGACCTGGAGCGGCGCGGTCTCATCTCGATCCAGCCCGGCATGCGCTCCGAGATCTCTCGCGTCCGCGGACTCGCGAAGGGCGAGGTCAAGGCCCGGAACGAAGCCGCGCGTGAGGTCAGCGCCGCCCGCAAGGTGAGTCCGATGCAAAGGTCTTATGGCCGAGACGGGCACTTTGATGAAGCGACGCTTCGTCGTCCGCCCGGCGTTGGTCCGTACTCCGAGCCGAAGAAGAAGAAGTAGCGTCTGTCGCGGTGGTATGATATGCCCCGTGCATGACCTACGACCCTCGCAAGTGTGGCGCTCGCTGCGACGAGTGCCCCATCGGCCCGCACGGCAAGTTCCGTGACGGGCCGTGGATGCCTGTCCCGCCCGAGACGCACGACGGCGCGAAGATGCTGGCCGTGGCCGAGATCCCCCACATGGAGGATGCGAGCCACGGTCGTCCGATGTCGGGTCGTTCCGGCCAGGAGTGGAACAACGCGCTCATGGCGCTGGGCAAGAAGCGCACGGACATCGACCTGACGCACGTCGTCGCCTGCTCTGCCGGGACGCAGCAGAACGCCTGGGAGAAGCTGACCAAGTCCATCGACAAGGAGAACCGTCGAAGGATTGCTCTAGCGCAGCCCGTGATGCCCGATCCTATCTCGTGCTGCCGTCCGAGGCTACTCAAGGAAGCAGATCGTTACGAGAACATCTTCGCTCTCGGACGGTCCGCGGCCAACGCCCTGACGGCGAAGACGCAGTCCATCTTCGCCCTGCGTGGCGGTCCGGTGTGGGTCGACGAGAACTACAACGCCCTGATGCAGACGCCCCTGGCGGGCGAGGAGCTGCCCCCTGGTGCGGTCCGCAAGGTGTTCCCCACCTTCCATCCGGGCTTCGTGCAGAAGAGCCCAGGCTGGCGCAGCTACTGGCACTCCGACATCTCGAAGGCGTTGCGCTGGTTCAACGGTGCCCTGCGCTGGACGGAGCCTGCCCGCACGTTCAACCCGACGCCGGATGAGCTCGAGGCGTTCCTCTCCCAGGCTGCTCCGTTCTACGCCTACGACTTGGAGACGGACGGCATCATCGCCCTGACCTGCCAGGTGCGGTCCATCGCCATCGCCATCCCCGACCTCAACGAGAACGGTCGTGCGCTGCGTGAGGGACAGGTCGAGGCGAAGCGCTGCGAGGTCATGGGTCTGAACCTATTGAGCGGCGACGGTCATAGCAGGTTCTATAGCGCCGAGGACGAGGCTCGGATTCTCGAGGTTCTACGGACCTTCTTCCTCGACGAGTCTAAGACCAAGGTCGGTCATAACGCCGGGTACTATGACCGCCTTGTCGTTGAGCAGTGGCTCGGGGTCACACCGAAGCCGCTCATCGACACGCTCTTCGGTGCCCGGTTCCGCGCGCCGGACCTGCCCAAGGGGCTGAAGACGGTCGGCTCGGTCCTCACCGACGTGGACCGCTGGGAGACGACCGAGAAGGGCGAGAGCCTGGCGCACGGCAACGTCGATGACTGGGACCGCCTCGCGTACAACTGCACCGACTCGTCCGTGAACGCGCGCATCGTCGTGCCGCTCATGGACTCGGCGGAGCAGGCGGGTGCGTTCCGCGACCTGCCCGAGGCGCTGCGTCCGAAGAGCTGGGCGAACCGTCGCTGGGACCTCCACGAGGTCGATCACGCCACGCAGGACATGTGCGTGAACATGCACAAGATGGGCGTCTACATCGACCAGGAAGCGCGCTGGAAGATGGAGATCGACACCAAGGCCAGCGTGCTGAAGCGGGAGAAGAACCTCTCCGTGCTGGCCGCGGAGGTCGGCATCGCTCGTCTCGACCTCAAGTCGGCAGGCGCCAACGACGAGAGCGATGAGACTGAGGGCATCAAGCCCGGCAGCGCCGACCAGATCCGAGACCTCTTCTACGAGAACTGGAAGCTGGGCATCCCGCCCAACATGGAGCCCCGTGACTTCTACACGATGTCGGGGATGCCCGGCACCGGGGACAAGGTTCTCCGCGGTCACCTCGCAGGCGGGCGTCTCACGGCCGAGCAGGCAGCGTTCATCAAGGAGCTGCGCCTGTATCGCCGGGAGAAGAACAAGATCCTGGGCACCGTGCTGCTGCCGTTGAACCTCACGGTGAACGACCCGAAGAAGGGCATCGTCTGGGCGCCGGACGGGCGCGTGCGCTCGACCTGGAACGCTCACGTCACGGCTCCTGGGCGGCTCTCGAGCTCAGGCCCCAACCTCCAGAACATCGGCAGCCGCAAGGGACAGGGCAAGCTGAAGACCCTGTTTGCCGCGCAGCCCGGCAACCTGCTCGTCGGAGCGGACCTGGACCAGGCGCACCTCCGCATCACGGCCTGCTACTGGCAGATCCCGCTGCTGCTCGAGTGCTTCAGCGAGGGCAAGGACCCGCACAACACGCTGGCCCTCCAGGTCTTCGGGGACAAGTTCCGGAACTCCGACGGCTGGGGACCGGACGGGTTCAGCCTCTACAAGAAGCCGCCGGGTGGAATGGCCAAGGCGATGCGTGACGTCATGAAGACGTTCCGCTACGCCTCCATCTACTGGGCCGACCCGATGACGGTCTGGCAGGTCCTCACCTCCACCGAGGCGGACAACGGCGAGATGCCCTACCTGCACATGACCTCGAAGGAGGTCCGTCACTTCCACGAGACGTGGCTGAAGACGGAGCCGGAGTGGATGACGGCATGGGAGACGATGCAGGCTCTCTTCCGCCACCAGGGGTACATGGAGGAGCCCGTGCTGGGCCGACGCTCCGGGAACCTGAGTGACGGGAAGAAGAACGAGGTCGTGAACTTCCCCATCCTCGCAGCCGAGACGAGCATCATGCGGATCGCCGAGCAGGCGCTCATCGAGGCGTTCCCCTGGGACTTCGAGCGCAAGCACGGTCTCATCCACCAGTGCCACGACTCCATCGCCATCGAGTTCCCGGCACCCCCAGGGCTCGAGAAGTGGGGGCCGAAGAAGGGCGAGCCGTTGCCCGCGGAGCTCGAGGCCATCCGCAAGCGGGTCGAGGAGCTCATGACCGTGCGCGTCCCTGGCTGGGAGGTCACGATGACGACCGAGGCATCCGTCGGAAGAAACCTCAAGGAAGCTTGACGTGGTGGTAAGGTAGTGGTATGGTTCTCTCGACCAAGGAGAGACCACATGACCGAGATGATCGACCTGACGATGTGGCTGCTGGACCGCTTCGCCGACCTGGCGCGGTGGGTCGGGAGGTGGCCGTGAGCACGAACCCAGACGCGGCGCAGGCGTACCTGAACATGCACCTCGCCTTGGCCATCGGGAAGGGCGTGCAACTCGACGCGACGCAGACCGCCGCCATCTTCGCGCTCATCACAGACCACCGCCACGAGATTGAGGAGCTTCGCGACCGTCTCCGCGACGCACAGAAGGAGCGCGCCGCCGTGGTGGCGTGGCTGCGCGAGCAAGCCGAGACAGGTGACCCGATGCGGGCCACGGGTCGTCGGCGCATGGCAGACCACATCGAGCGCGGCGAGCATCGCCGCGAGGAGGGGGCATGAAGGAAGTCGGAGACCGCCCGGAAGGCGTGCTGCGGACGGTACGCGATGTGTCGCGATGCATGACAAGCGTGTACCTGAACGACGAACTCATCGGCGTCGTTTCAGATCTTCAGTTGATGCTCATGCCGCGCGACGGCGTGTCTATCGACTGGAGCGCGTGGCGTGCTGCGAAACTGACTGATGGCGAGCACCGCCGCGAGGAGGAGAAGTGAGCCAGATTTCTGAAGATGCCGTCCGTCTCGCCCTCGCGACCGTAAGGGAGCAGTTGGCAGCAGAGGTCACCGAGGCCATCGAGAAGGCCGTCCGCGAGGAGCGCAAAGCGACGGTGGCGTACTTGAGTGAGTGCGCGCAGGGCGGCGACACGTTCGGGCCGCGCGGTAGCGGCGACCACTTGCGGCTGCTCGCGACCAACATTCAGCGCGGCCAGCACCGCCGCGAGGAGGAAGAATGACCGTGAACGAAGGTTGTCCCATCTGCCAAGGCCGATGCTGCGAGTACGGCCTTGACGACTACCGGGGCGCACACCGGAGCGAAGCCTTCCACACCTGCCCCTACTGCACGAACGGGACGAAGCCGACCGTGTGGACTGCCGAACAAGAGCGCGCCGCCGTCGTGGCGTACCTGCGTGACTGTGCTCACAGGGATGCGTACCGAAACCACAACCGCAACCGCGCCGAAGCGTTGTGGGACGCTGCGAACATCGTAGAGAGCGGCGAGCACCGCCGCGAGGAGGAGAAGTGAGTGCGTATGGATACTGCCCCCGTTGCGGGGGTCTTGGAATGAGCCGCGAACGTCGGCAAAACGGCAACGACCGTTGCGAGAACGGGCATGGCTACCCGTCCGTGTCTGCCGTCGCTAACCCCCTGCTGCCCGTGTCTGCCGACATCACCGCGCTCGTCGCGGAGGAGGAGCGTCTGCGCGAGGAAGGGGGCAGGGAGGAGCGCAAGGCGACGGTGGCGTGGTTGCGCGACGCCGCAGATACGCCCGACAATCACGCACGGAGCCTCCTGCTTCGTATCGTTGATGGTCTTGAACGCGGCGAGCACCGCCGCGAGGAGGAGCGATGAACGTGTGGGCGGCAACCTTCGCGCTGTTGGCGTGCGGGCTTGTGGCGTGGGTCTGGTGGACGGTCAAGCTCGACACGCAGCGCATGATCGAGGACTTCCAGCGCATGTTTCCGGGACGCTGCGCGGTATGCGCGTTCCACCGCTGTGGCGTGATGGAGGGGCACGCGCGCGGCCCCGTTGAACCGCACAACTGCATCGAACGCGGAGACCACCACCGCGAGGAGGAGCCATGACCGAGGAACAGATCGAGCTCGGGCGGCGCGCCGTGGCGTGCAAGGGCTGGAGGTGGATGGACGGTATGCTGACGGATGAGGGATGGCGTGTGCGTCCGTCGGATCTCCCGCTCGGATGCGTTGCGCTCCCCGACCTCACCGACCCCGCCACGCTGGGGTGCCTGCTCGCGCTGGTGCGTGAGGCGCACGGGCAGACGACGCTGTCTCCCGTGTCTCGCGGGCGGCGTCTATGGTGCCTCGCGGACTTCGGTACGACGGCGTTGCAAGGGGAAACAGAAGCCGAACTGCTCGTCGCCGCGCTGGAGGCTGCGCCATGCACGACAACACCGTAAGCGCGATCTTCTTCGGGTTCGTTGTCCTCTTCCTCATCGGCCTCGGCATCTGGGCGGGGTCGAGTTCGTACCACAAGGACACCTTCAAGTGTACGAACGCTTGCGCCGGGGCGCACAGCATCGAGTTCAACAACGACTGCTACTGCCAGTTGGAGCCTCGTCATGAACCGTGAAGAACTGCTGGCCAAGCACGGCCAGCCTGTCCAGGTGCTCGACCACGGTCACGTTCGCCTCGTCGACGTGATGGGCGACGACGAGCGCGTGGAACAGGTCGCTCGACTTTCCTACCAGCAGGGAACCCGCAAGGTGTCCGAAACCCGGAGCTTGCTGCGTTACCTCATCAGGCACCGCCACACGTCTCCGCTGGAACAGGCCGTCATCACGCTCGACATGAAGATGCCGATCTTCGTGGCGAGGCAGCTGGTGCGCCACAGGACGCAGAGCATCAACGAGCTGAGCGGTCGGTACTCCGAGATGCCGGAGGAGTTCTACGTCCCGGACGAGTTCTACTCGCAGTCGACGACGAACAAGCAGGGCCGGGGCGAAGAGCTGGACCCACGCGTCTCGGTGTACTCGCGCCAGGACGCGCGCCAGTGTGCGGAGAACGCCTTCGACGCCTACCGAGAGATGCGCGCACGCAACGTCGCCAGGGAGACGGCTCGCATGGTCCTGCCTCTCTCGACGTACACGCAGTGGTGCACGACGATGAACCTGCACAACCTGCTCCACATGCTGGAGCTGCGCCTCGACCACCACGCCCAGTGGGAGTGCCGCATGTACGCGAATGCCATCGCGCTCATCGTGGCGGACTGGTGCCCCCTCATCTGGGAAGCGTTCATCGACTACCGCCTGGACGCGTGCACCTTCTCCCGTGAGGAGGTGAAGTACATCCGCGAGCGCATCGCGATGGACGGGCTGGACCTGCCCAACGACGACGATCTGACCGCGAAGACGAACCTCTCCTACCGCGAACGCGGGGAGTTCCTACTCAAGCTGGGGGTAATATGACGCCGAAGCCGTGGACGACGAAGGAGCTCGCCAAGCTCCATGAGATGAAGGCAGCTGGTGCCTCGCACGCCGAGGTCGCTGCCGCGCTGAACCGCACGCTGAAGTCGGTGAAGCACATGTACCTCAAGACGAAACCGGAATGAAGACCAAGCACATCGAGGTCCGCATCGAGCAATGCATCGCCCTGGCCAAGCTGTCGCCGTGTCCGCGGCGGCAGTTCGGCGCCATGCTCATCGACCCGAAGACCAACTCCATCCTGGCAGACGGCTACAACGGCACGTCCAGGGGCAGCCCGCATCCCCTGTGCGGCGGGCAGACCTGCGAGCGGGAGGGCATCGTCTCGGGCACCCGGCTCGAGCTTGGCTGCCACCATGCCGAGAGCAACGCCCTGGCGAACGCCGCACGCCGCGGTGCCTCGACCGAGGGTGCGTGGCTCATCGTGTCGGGAGAGCCTTGTCTGATGTGCGCCAAGCAGCTATACCACGCTGGCATCGTCCGGGTATACTGCGTGAGAAACGGGTATGCCGGGGGCGGTGCAGGGCCAGACTTCTTGCTCTCGCAGAACGTCAGCCTCGTCTACATCAATGGACCCACAGACCCGAGACTCACATGACCAGCCGCTGGTTCTTGGCGCACGCCAAGACGACTGAAGACGCCGACATCGATGCGTGGAAGGCGCAGCTCGAGGCCCGCATGGGCTACGACAGTGTCCCTGCCGAGGTGACCCCTGGGCGTGACGACTACAAGAAGCGCAGCCGTGCGCTCGGTGGTTGGCATGCCTGGTCCCGTGACGTGCCCGTCGCCGAGAACTGGGAGAGCGAGCCGCTCTTCCACGGCATCGTCGTGCCCGTCGGACACCTCGACGAGCCCAGCGTGGGCAGGGCAACCTCTGACCTCGTGACGGGGTTCCTGCGCCGGGGCAAGTACGCCTACGCCTGGGATGTTACGACGAGTGAGCTGGCCCGCATCGCTGACGTCCGCACCCTGGATAGCGACTCGTGGACCATGACGGCCACCCTTCTCCTGGAGCGCCAGCCTGTCCATGCCGCTTGATATCGACGACCTTGAACGCTGCGCCGAGAAGGCTGGCGTGTGGCGTGCTGCCATCCTCTCCCTGGTGGCGGAGGTCCGTGACCTGCGGATGGTGAAGGACGAGCATCAGATGGACAACACGCACGCCTACGACGAAGGTGTGTGCGACGGCATCCTGATGGAGCGGCGCGGGGTCGTGGCGTACCTTCGCCGGATGGAGGAGGGCTACTACGACATCCACATGACGGCAGGGTTCATCGAGAAGGGCGACCATCACGAGAGCTTGACGTGAGCCTCGAGGGCTACGACATCCTCGAGGTAGACCGCCACCGCTGGACCGTGGCGGGCTGGTGCACCTATGTCCGCATCCACCGGATGGACATGGCGACGATGGGCTACCGCGAGCTCTGGACCGTGGTGCAGCAGCTCTACCCAGGCAAGTGGGCCATCCAGTCCTTCCCGCCTGCGGACGCGCTCATCGACCAGGCGAACAAGTACCACATGCTCGTCTTCGACCAGGAGCCTGACGGCTTCGACCTGTGGCCACCGAAGAAGCGACGCCACACTTGACACCGTGGTCATGGTACACTACATGTGGAGGGCAACCCCACAGGAGTGCATCATGGCAAAGAAGACCACGGCTCGTCCCTACGTCGAGCAGCTGACCACCAACCTCAAGTCCCCCGACGGCAAGTCCCGCACCGTCACCCTCGGCCCGAAGACGATCATCGTCGGCCCCAACGGCAGCGGCAAGAGCTCCGTCCAGCAGAGCCTCCAGCTCGCGCTGGTGGGTTCTGCCGACGACCTCTTCGGCCGCATGGGCGTGCGCGACAGTGGCCTGCTCATGAGCATGGTGAGCGACGACCGCCTCGCGGTGAACGCCAAGCTCAACACGGGCAGCGACTACACCTTCCTCGCGAAGGAAGGTGGCCGCCCCGTGCACGACAGTGGTACGACCGCCAGCCTCCCCCTGCACCAGGTCCGTGAGGTCCTCGAGGGCAGCCCCGCCACCGCTCGCAAGGCGTTCCTTGGCTGGGCCGCATCCGACGTCACCGCGAACGACGTGGCTGACCAGGTGCCCGCCATCTACCGCGCCAAGTACCGCGACATCGCGGATGCGATGGGCCGTGGGAAGAACCCGGTCGACGCCCTGCTCACCGTCATCGAGTACGTCAGCAAGCGCCAGCGTGACGCGGCCAAGGAGGCCACGGGTGCCGAGACGCTGCTCACCAGCATGACCGATGACCTCGAGCCCTGCCCCACCGAGGAGCAGATGAAGGAAGCCGCGGCCCATGCGCTGAGGGCGGCAGCCGCCGCACAGTCCGCGAAGCGCCTCTCCGATGATCGGCAGTCCATGCTCGCGCAGGTCATGCACATCCAGGCGCTGCTCGCGAAGCCCGAGGTCTCCCCGGTCGACCCGACCGAGGTGGACTTCTACAAGGGCATGTCGTTCGCTGCGACGGTTGCCGTGGACCGCGGTCTCGAGTCGTGCCCCCTCTGCTCCAGCAACGTCGGAGCAGGGCACCTCGTCGCCTGCCGCAACTTCTACACCCAGGCGGCCAAGGAGCTCTCGACCCAGAGCGGCCCGGCCATCAACCGTCCGCTCCTGAAGCAGCAGCTCCAGGACATCAACACCCGGCTGGACCTCATCGGCCCCGTCGACCCTGACATGGTCGAGTGGACTGCGAAGAAGGCCGAGTCCGCGCAGGAGGAGAGCCTCCGGCTGCGCGTGCTGGCCGAGCGCTGGGGCAACCTCACCCGTGCGCGCGACACTGCGGCTGAGATGAGCCGCGAGAGCGAGACCTACAAGGGCATGAAGAAGGAACTCGAGATGGTCGTCGGCGGCCTGCTCAAGCGCGTGGCTGGCGGGTTCTGCGAGCGCGTCCAGGCGTACCTGCCCAAGGATTGGACCTTCAAGATGCAGCTCGAGGAGAACGGCAAGGAGGTCTTCCGCCTGGGTCTCATGCGCGACGGCAAGCTGCGCGCTGCTCTGTCCGGTGCCGAGTGGGCGACGGTGACCTGCGCCATCGCGATGGTCATCACCTCGACGCTCAAGCCCGAGCAGCCCGTGCTCGTCATGCCCGAGGACCGCGGCTGGGATGCCGTGACGCTGGGCAAGATCCTCAACTCCTGGTCGAGCTTCGACGGGCAGGTCGTCATCGGCACGACGACGAAGCCGAAGAAGGTCCCCGCTGGTTGGACGCTCATCGAGCTCTCGGTCAAGGCGGAGGTCGAGGTCGAAGCTGCACCTGTGGTCGAGGAGGCCGCGCCGTCTCCGCTCTCGACGACGCTGGTCACCATGCTGAAGACCCTCGGCTACCCGGAGGCGATGGTCCAGAACCTCACGGCTGAACAGGCCATTGACATCGTGCAGAACAACCGCGTCTTCCTGGGGGGTGAGTGATGGAGCCGTTCGTCTGGACGGAGGAGGACTACCTCCGCAACGAAGCTGAGACTGAGAACTGCATCGACCTCATCGAGGCCGTGCTCAAGGACCGCACGTTGAGCGACTGGGTGAAGAGCAACGAGGCGGCTCGCTACTCCCCTGACATCGCGGCGGGTATCCAGGCAGTCATCATCGCGGGCGTCGAGGCCAACCTCCAGCAGGCGCTCCTTGCGCTCCGCAACCTCGCGGCTCTGGCCGAGGAGGCGCGGGTCGCAGCCAGCAATGGCATGGTGGACAAGTGAGGAAGCCAGGTGAGCATGGTCCTGCCTGGACCAGGAAGCGGTTCGATGCCGTGTGGAAGCGCGTGCGGTCCGGCGTACCTGTGAAGGTCGTCGCGGGCGAGAACGGCTGCACGACGTCGAACATCTACAAGCGCCTGCGGAAGGTCGGCTACGACCTCGAGAAGGAGGCGAAGAAGGACAGTCGGCTCGAGCTCCAGGCGTCGCGCATCTACACCCTGCGGAAGCAGGGCAAGGAGTTCGGCGCCATCGCCAAGGCGCTGGGCATGGAGCCGTCGGACGCCACGACGCGCAAGCTCTACATGCGCCTGGTGAACTACTGCAAGCGGGCAGGCGTGCCGTACCCCTACGCTCCGAAGAAGCGGAAGGGTCCGTCGCGCCGCATCACCGCGGGCTGGCGTCCGTCAGACGCAGATGTGCTGAGAGCCATCTCGGTTCTCAAATCACACGCAGCCCTGGGACGCCCGACCAGTAACACGGACTTGGCGAGCGCGCTAGGTGTTTCTCTTCGAGTGGCGATGGGTATCGCGTCGGTGCTTCGCAAGCGTCGCATCGTTGGAGACGGACTCGTTCCATCCGTCGATGGAATAACTGCTGCACAAAACATGCAGTCGAGTTACTGTGCTGACCAGGTGCTCGCCCTCGTGGTGGATGCTTGGCTCACGGGCAGGTCGTGCGAGACGTTAGGTTCGCTCGACGGCTCAATGGCGCTGGACTTCTGCCGCTCTTCCATCAACGTCGCCATCATCGCCTTGCGTGAGAAGGGTCTCATCCTTCCTCGAGGCCACCTCTACCTTCGACCGGAGTTCGCATGACCGACCCCAACGACGACGGCGTCGACAGCTACAGTGAGGAGTTTCAGGCTGAGGACACCGTATCCACGGGCCTCGACCATCTCCGCACGCTGGTGAACCAGCTGGCGTCTGCCGAGAAGACCAACCACCTTGCAGCCTGGGCAGCCATCCAGCGGCCTGAAGCCCTCTCCGCCATCGCGGATGCGTGGGTGAAGGACGAGGCCCAGGTCTCTGCGCTGCTCGCTTCGGCGGAGACGATGCCGGGCCAGGTCGTGCGTACCCGTGCGCTCCGCTCTGCGCTCAAGCGTCTCGTCGCAGAGCGTCGTCGTGCTGCGCTGGACCGGGTCATCGGTGTGGCCCAGGACCCGTCGCTGCCCTCGCTGGGCATGTGCCTGGGTGTCGGTGCCCCTCCGGCTGAGCTCATCGACCCCAACCTGCTGGACCAGCTGCGGGTCCCCCGCGGCTACGCCATCGACCCGACCGGGGTGTTCAAGCTCTCGGTTACCCAGGATGGCAGCGCCAGCAGCACGCGCATCGCCACGGCTCCCATCTTCATCGTGGGCCGGACGCACGACGTGCTCACCGGGACGGCGAAGCGACAGGTCATGTGGCGCACGCCCGCCGGGTGGACGACGCGAGCCATCGACCGTGGCATCGTGATGAACAGTCAGAAGCTGGTCGGGCTCTCCGACCTCGAGGTCCCGGTCACCAGCAACACGGCGAGCACCCTCGTCGAGTGGCTCTCTGAGTTCGAGGCGGAGAACATGCACCGCTTCCGTGCGTCCCAGGCAGCCAGCCGGATGGGCTGGATCAAGCAGGGCGCAGTGAAGGGGTTCCTCCTGCCTGACGGGTTCTACACTCTCTCCCAGGAGATGTCCGAGGAGAGCAGCGTGGAGCTCATCCCGCCGACCGGGATGGAGAACGTGCTCGAGGGCTGGCGTCCTGGTGGGGAGTGGGAAGAGTGGTTGCGGGCGATGGAGATCATGCGCCCCTTCACCCCGATGTGGATTGCCCTGTACGCCAGCGCGGCTGCCCCGCTGCTGGACATCCTGGGTACGCCCAGCTTCATCGTGGACTTCAACGGTGAGACGAGCAGCGGGAAGACGACTGCGCTGCGCGCCGGGGCTTCGGTGTGGGGTCGTCCCGGCGACAACCACCCGACGGCGATGTACTCCTGGGACACAACCAAGGTCTATGTCGAGCGCATCTGCGGGTTCCTCTGCAACCTCCCGGTCATCCTCGACGAGACGAAGCGGGCGAAGGACCAGAAGACCGTGCGCGATGTCATCTACGACTTCGCCAACGGACAGGGCAAGGGTCGCGGCTCTCCGGACGGGACGCGCGTCACGGCCAGCTGGCGCAGCGTCATGCTCACCTCAGGTGAGGCAGCAGCGACCAGCTTCAGCCAGGACGGAGGCACCCGTGCGCGTGTGCTCTCCATCACGGGCAAGCCGATGGGCAACGACCCGAAGGCTGGAGGTCCGACGGCCGAAGAGCTCATCGCCCTGCTGACGGCGAACTACGGGCACCTCGGGCGCAAGATCATCCACTACCTTGCGAGCGTGGCGGACCAGCACGACCAGCTGCGGGACATCTGGAAGCAGACGAGGGAGCACTACGCGACCATCGCCCGCACCCCGGTGACCCGTCGTCACGCTGCCAACCTGGCAGCCTTGCACATCGCCGCGTCCATCATCCACGACCTGGGCGTCCCTCTCCCGGAAGAGGACCCGATGGGCTACTGCATCGAAGCCATCGGCCGTCTCGAGGAAGAGCACGACCGTCCGCTCGCTGCGCTCATCGAGACTGTGTCCTGGTGCAGCGCGAACCAGAACCGCTTCTGGGGTCGACACGAGGTCCGCACGGACATGAACTCGTCGAGGCCCGTCATCCCCGGCAAGGGTTGGGCTGGAGCGTGGGACCAGGACGAGGACTGGAAATACCTGGCCATCCTCCCCAACGTGCTCCGCGAGATCCTGGACCCCCAGGGCTTCCACGCTGACGAGATCATCGACCGCTGGGCGGAGCGCGGCTGGCTCATCGTGAGCGAGCGGCGCAGCCACAACAAGACCGTGAAGAGCAAGACCACGTCGGCACGCATCTACGGTGCACCGATGCGCGTGTACCTCATCAGTCGCTCCGCCGTCGACATCAACGTGGAGGCAGACGACCTCGAGGAAGACATCGAATGAGCTCGACGCCTCCGAAGAAGGGGGATATGACAGCTAGCACAAGTGGGGAACTATGCCCTGCTGATGTCGCTTTGAAGAGGTTCCGCCTCTCACTGCGGCTCGGCCAGCTCTGCGGGTTCTGGAGTCGAGACGTCGAGGACGCCTTGACCCGGACTGCGGAGCTGGTCGCAGCGGGCTTCGATGTCCCTGGTCGCCTGGTCTACGAGTCGGTCGCCCTCCTCCGTGCGAACGGGGAGATGGGCGCGCTCCGCCTGGGCGGTCACCTGATGAAGGCAGTGCGCGAGCAGCTCGAGGTCCCTGTCGTCCTCCGCGAGTTCCCGGAGGAGATGACCCCGCGCCTGGGGAAGAACGTCCACCTCTGCGCCTACATCATCGAGCCGTTCGGCAAGCTCCGGTGCCGCAACCGCGGCACGTACAATGTGGCTGGCCGCCAGGGATGCTACTGCGACCTGCACGCTCGTCGCGTCATCAAGGCAGACTCCTGGAAGGCTGAGCTCAAGTCGAGGCGCGCGGCGAAGCGCAAGTAGCGGAAGCGAGGGGCTGAGGTTACCGTCCTGGCATGCCTCACGAAGACAAGCCTGTACAACCCGGCCCCTCGTTCAACGCAGTCCAGCTTCCCGGCATGGCGAAGACCGACCATGCCGTCGCCCCCTCGACACCGACGACGACCGTTGCTCCCGTCATCCGGGTGGAGGCGTCGACGGAGGCGGAGGTTGTGGCCATGCTGGCCGACTCGACCCGCTTCTCCAGCGACCCGGAGCTACGCATGGTCGCCGGACAGTTGCTGGCAGCGGGCTACACCGTGCGCGAGGTGTGCCGGAAGCTGAAGCTCCGGCCGCACGTCGTGTGGTCTTGGGCGGAAGACCCGAACGTGAAGACCGCCATCGAGAAGGGCAAGGACCTGCGCCGGAAGAGCCTGGGCCAGGAGCTCGAGCACGCGGCGGAGAACGCCCTGGCCACGCTGGTGGACCTCATGGGCGACGAGGCCACGACCCCGAAGGACAGGCTGAAGGCGGCGGAGTTGATCCTCGACCGCTGCGGCCTGGTCGACATCAAGCAGGTCGCCCCGGTCGAGACGGCCATCAAGGTCGACGTGGACTTTGACGAGCGGCTCGCGCGCATCGTCGCGGGCAGTCGGACGGGCTGAACGCACGAAAGCCCCGGAGGGGGTTAGCCTCCGGGGCGGGGTGTTTCGTGGAAGAGCGACCGACGCTGCTTCACTTTGTGGCGGTCCTGTTGACCATCCTGGTGCTGCTCTACCTCTAGAGCTTGCGCTCGGCGTAGTAGCGGATGTCGCGGATGACCTGCTCGAGCTCGAGAACACGCCGCTCCAGGGTGCGGATGCGGTTCTGGTACTCGGTCTCCCGGCTGAACCGCTCGTTGTTCTCGGCGTCGAGCCTGTCAGCGCGAGCATGGGCCTCGGCCAGCAGCTTCGGCACGGACGGGTCACACTTGATCCAGCCCCGTGGGTTGGACGGCGGCGGCTCGCAGGTGGTCCGGCACTCGCAGATGTAGCCCGCCTCGTGGTGGAGGCAGCCATCGGAGCCGTGCAGCATCCAGTTGTGTCCGCAGCGCTGGCATTCGGAGAAGGGGTCAGGGGTCATTGTTCCTCCAGGGTCCAGCCGCAGCGGTGGATGCCGCTCATGGCGAAGTCGCGCATGAACGTGTCTTCCCGGTCCAAGTCGAACGCGCGGATGAACCACTGCTCCCCGTCATGGAACTCGGAGACGCCGTACCAGATGGACAACGGCTGGATGCGACGCACGCGGCGTTCCCCGCGCCAGTTGGTGTAGTCGACCAGGAGCGGGACAACCACCTCGGTCTTCTCGACCTTGTCTTCCTCAGGCTTCATCGAAGTCCTCGCAGTCGTCCCGGAGGGACCAGCTGAAGGACTGGAACTCGCGACTGTCGTTGTCGTCCAGCGCGGCGCGCAGCCAGTCAGTCGAGAGGTCGAGGAGCTCCACGCCAGCGGCGCGGTTGCCTTCCATGACCTTCTCCTCGAGGGCGACGGCGCGGTCGGCTTCAGCCTGGGGGACCTTGACGTCCACGTCCATCGAGACGCGGACCCAGGTCGTCTCGACGTTCTTCCTGGTCGTGTCCCGCCGACGACTGTCGATGAGGTCAGCGAGGGCACGGAGGGTGGAGGCGAGTGCCTCCCGGTCGTCCTTCCCGTGGCGGGTGACGAGTGCCCCGGAGATGCCAGGGACCGTGAGCGCGGCGACGGCGCGGTTATCGGTGAGGGTCAGGTCGATCTTGGCGTTTGCCTTCATGGCTACTCCGGTGGAGAGAGGTGAGCCCACAGGCCAAGGAGGCCGGGGATGACGATGCACTTGACTGCCATCGCGCAGAGAAACATGGCGAAGCCTTCTTCCATGTCAGTCCCCGCTATCGTGGGAGTCGAGGCGTCCGCAGTCAGGGCACTGCGCGGTGCGGTAGGTCGAGGAGTGCTCGGTCCACTGCATGTTGCGGTGCTCGCAGCGAGACACGTCGACGCGCCGGAACAGTGCGTGGCAGGGGCCGGGAGGGTCCATGACACCGGGGCGCGGCGTGCGCGCCGCCCAGCCGCCAAGGTCGCTGGTCCAGTACAGGGTCCAGAAACCCATGTCCCCGTTACCCCGGTGCTCGATGAGCATGGGCAGCTTGCCCTGGACGTACGCCAGGTCGGCGAGCTTGCCCGGCTTCGAGTCAGGACCGACCAACTCCCACTGCTGCGGGAAGATGCCCTGGCGGTTGCGGGGCTTGTCCAGTCCAGGAGGGCGGGTGCGGTCGACGAGCGCGGCGTCCACGTTGTCGGCGGCGGACGCGACGTGAGGGATGTAGATGGCCATCTCAGGACTCCTTGATGTTGCGGGCGTCGTGACGGTCGAAGGCGGCGACGAACTCGGGCCAACGCTGGCTGCTGGGGTGGTAGCCCGTGTCGCAGCTATCGAGCTCCGACCACAGGTCCTGGGGGATGTCGGCGACCGCCAGCTCGATGCGACGGGCGAGGTCGCGAGCCTGGGCGGGCTTGCCGGAGTCGACACGCCACGCCTTGCCGCCGACCACGACGGCGACCACGACCTCACGGGCGTTGCCCGTGCCGCGGTGGAGCACGATGCGCCCCGACAGGTGAACCCAGCCGTTGAAGCTGGGCAGAGAGGTGAACGTCCACGCGGGGTAGACGAGCCGCCCACTGTACGCGAGCGAGGGGCGCGCGGACATGGGCGGGAGCTTGGTGTTGTACATCAGGACTCCAGGTTGAGGCGCGCTTCGTCGAGGGCTTCGTCGCCGTCGTCGAACCAGCCAAGGTGGACGTGAGGGAAGCGGGGCTTGCCGCGCTTGAACATCTCCGCCCGTGGGATGAAGTTGTTGGAGCCGACCAGGGTCAGGCCGCGCAGCTTGGCGGCCCAACGCTGGCGCGTCTCGAGGTCGACCCCTTCCTCGAACTCGAGGACGGTGTCGAGCTTGTCGACGTAGGTGAGGACCGGAGGGGTCTCGAACAGACCTCCCGTGTTCGTCAGGACGAGCTTCACGTCGGGCGTCACGATGACGCGCTCGACGATGCGCGAAGGACGCACCGTCTCGTCCAGGAGGCGCGCGTGTTCGGTGACGTCGCACGTCACCATGTAGTAGCTGTTCATGTCAGGACTCCCACGGCCAGCCGTCGCGGTCGACGGGCTCGAGGCCAGCGGCGCGGGCCTGCTCGCGCGCCTCGAACTCGTCCTCGGTGTGCGACGGACTGTCTTCCACGTCGGCGTCACCGACGGCTGCGAGGGCGATGCGCTCGGCCACGATGTCGGCCGCCTTGTCGAACGCAGCAGCGTGGCCGCGGACGAAGTCGACGCCGACGCCAGCGCCGGGGCCTGACGACCATTCGGTGGCGAGGCGGCGTTGGTCCTCGGCGATCTTGCGGAACAGGGTTTCGAGGAAGGTGAGGTCGTCGTTCATGTTGTTGGTCCTCGGGGTGACGTGGCAGTCTTACCACGGTGGTTGACGGAGTCAAGGGCAGCCCGACGGATTGTCGGCAGCCTGCGAAGAGAGCGGTCCCGCTGCAACCCGGAGTGGGGAGAAGCATGAAGAAGAGCCACGCCAAGGAGCGGGACCGCCAAGGGAAAGGGGGCCAGCCCATTATCCGGGGCTGGCGGCGGAGCGCGACCGTCTAGTTGACGGCGCGGCTGGCGAGGACCGGGAGCAGCGCACCAGCGGCACGCTCGACGCGCCAACGCTGGATGTCGTCGAGCATGCCTTCGTGGGCAGCCCGCGTCACGGCGTTGAACACGTCGGCGAGCGTCTCGCCCTGCTCCGCATCGAAGCCGCGGAGGAGCGACTCGACCATGACGTCGCGAGCGATGTCGGCGTCAAGGTCACCCGACGAGACGAGCGCACGGAGCATGGCACGCGGGTCGGTGTACCGCTTGCCGCCGACCGTGACCTTGTTGATGGGCGTCTCACGGAGCACGCTCCAGGAGTCCAGGAAGAACTTGGCCGCGTCGCCGGACTGCACGACGAGGGTCTGCACATCCTGGCGGATGCGCTCGAGCCCCTGGGCGGTCAGGTCTTCCTTGCGGCTGCCCTTGTGGACACGCCGCATCGAGTCGCCGCCGAACGTGCCCGTCGTGCAGTTGATGCAGATGACACGGGTGAAGGACTGTCCGCCCATGTGCGAACCCAGCCCTGCGTCGTTCGTCTTTCCGGTGATACCTGACTCGAAGACGTCGCCAACCGACGGCCGGAAGGTTACAGGCGCATGCCACGACGCCCGAATGGTGACGTCGGTGGTCTCGCCGTTGTAGGCAATCGCTCCGCGGGGGTCCGGCAGACCCAAGCGGTCGAACGCCTCGACGTAGGTGCTCAACACCTTGTCGGCGTCCATCGGCATGTAGCTGGGGGACACGGCTGCGAACGCCTGCCACGTGCCGTTCAGCTGGCGGCACCGCAGCCGCAGGTTGCGCTCGTCGTCCCCGTAGAACTCATGCAGCCGGGAGAGCTGGGCGTTGACCACCTCAGCACGGTCGTCGGCGTGGAGCAGCGACAGGAACTGCCAAGCTCCGGGGAACGCCTTGGGGAAGCGGGAGACGAGGCCCTTGAGGGCGTTCGGCTCCAGCCACAGTGCGCCACTGCCACGGCTCAGGGTGCCGTCAGGCAGAAGGCGGAGAGCCTTCGCGTCGCCGACCTGCGCGTCGGTGCGCTGCTCTGCGCGGATGGTACGGACCACCTCGCGCGCGGCCTCGCGGAAGGAGGGGAGCTCGTCGTGCCGCTTGGCGAGCGAGCCGAACTTGGCCCGCCCTTCAGGCAGCATCTCCGTGCCCGCCGCGAACCAGGGAGGGGGAGCGGCGAAACCACGGGCAGCCAGGAATGCCTCGGCCGCCTTGATGCGACGCTCGGCTTCCGGGTCCATGTCCACCCCAGGACGAAGCTCGGGCTTCGCCACGGGAGCGGGAGCGGTGTCGACGGGAACGAGCGAACCCGTGAACCCAGCGGCAGCGTACTGCCGCATGATGGACTCACGGTCGCCCTCGACAGGGTCCCCGTCGGTGCGCCGCCACAGAAGGCGAGCGGGGAGAGCGGGGGTGTTGTCGTTGTCGGTATTCATGTCTTCCTCTCGATGTTGACGGGTGACTCGGTACTAGACCGACTCAGACGCACCGTCGTTGAACGATGCGCCTGCGGCGAGCTAGCGTTGGTTGAGGTTGGCCTCGTCGAGCTCGAAGGCTCGAACGAGGGCGGCGGCTACAAGGTCCGCCTGCAAGTTGCGGAGGTCTGCTGCCTGCGTGTCGCGGGAGCTGAAGTAGACAGCCTGCCCGTCCATGACGACGGTGTGGAAGTCCACGTCGAGGGCTTCCAGCGCACGCCACACGGCAGTCCGCTGGATGTGCGTGAGGTTGTCGAACACGATCACGGTGTCGCCCGTGGGACCAGGAATGACTGCGGACATGGTGTGCCTCTCAGTAGATGGTGATGCGGGCGTCCCGCAGCTTGAACCGGACGGGCTCACCCTTGAAGTCGGTGACCCAGCTTTCCTCTTCGTAGCGGTGGCCCGTGACGTAGACCGGGAAGTCGTTGTACGGGTCGTCGGGGCACTCGAAGCCAGCGATGATGGCGTCCCCGGTGAAGTCGACGCTCTCGACGTGGACGGTCCACCCGACGAGCCGGGAGAGCGTCGCACGCACGGTGTCGAGGTCGGGCCCGTCGACGGCGAACCCAAGGTTGAACCCGAACCAGCGGGCGGGCGCGGTGTTGTCGGTCATGCTTGCCTCCTAGCTGGCTGGCTGCCAGCCATGTTGATGTAGTCTGAGGTTGACACGGTGTCAAGACCCTGCGCGTCGAGGTTCCGGGCAGCCTGGTACATGATGGCTGCGTGCGGGTTCCCCAACAGGTCGACGACGAGGACGAAGTCCACGTCGCGGATGGTCATGCCCCGGCACTGCTCGAAGATGCGTTCCAGCGCGTCCTCGTAGGTCATGCCACACCCCCACGCATCACTGCGACGAGGTCGAGGGTCGCGGGGTCCGCTGCCAGCGCGGCGAGCCGCTTGGCGTTGAACCGGGTCGCCTTCTCGAGGCTCTTCCACTCTGCTGCCCCCAAGGGGTAGCCTCGCACGCCGCCGCCAAGGTCGCGGTACGGGGCCACGAACACCGCGTACACACCGTGACGGTAGGTCAGGTAGGCGTGGACGTGAGTCGTGTCGTGCTGGTCGTTGACCTGCTCTTCGTCGAGCAGGTTGATGGATCGATTGTCGTTCATACTTGCCTCCTTCGGTCTAGACCGACTCTGATGCCGCGAGAGAGGCTGTCCCTCGCGGCACCAGCGGCGAACTAGCCCAGCACGTCGCGGAGGATGGGGTCTTCCTCCGCGCGGCGGTTGCTCTCAGTGTCGAGGTCGCGGGCTGCCTGAAGCAACCGCGCGAGGTTCCCATCCATGCCCGCCTCGTCGGCGAGGTCGGGGTCCACCTTGTGGAAGGTGGAGTAGCTGGCGGCGCGCTCCACGATGCGCCCCAGCGTCTTCAGGTGTCGGCTCATGCTGCACCTCCCGGAAGGGCGGCGACAATCGCACGAACCGCGGCGACGACTACGGGGACGTCGTCGTGAACGTCGGCACGAAGCTCGCCTAGGCTCACGGCGTGGAGCGGGTCGAACCACAGTCGGCGCTCCCCGTTGTAGGGGTCCAGCTCCAGCTTGCGGTCGAGGACGAGGTCCACGACTACGGGACTCTCGTCGAGCTCTGCGCCGGACCCACGGGGCCACACGCGAAGCTCCCAGCCCTCGTCCCCGTAGACGGAGACGACGCCGTCGGAGTCGTCGCTTGCGTCGATGCCCGCTGCGTTGAGGGCGTGGGCGATGACCTCACCCGCTGCCAAGATGGCGGCGTCCAAGTCTTCCGCGCTCACGGGGTCACCCCCACCAGCGTCCAATCGAGAGCCAGGAGGAAGAGACCCCCCGCCACGATGAACACCCAGGCTACCACCTCGACGAGAGGCCAATCGATGGGGGACGGCCGCCCCATCCGGGTTACTCTGTACTTTGCCATGTTGTCCTCCGGGTTGTTGATGTTCTAGGTCGACTCAGATGCAGCGAGAGGTGTTGCCCCTCGCTGCACCTGCGGCGGTCTAGTACAGTCCAGCCTCTGCCAGCTTGGCAGCCAGCTTCTCGAGCCGCTCCATGGTGCGGACCGGGATGGGCCGCTCCCAAGGGTCGCTAAACGTGCCCTCGTTCAGGGCGAGCGTGAGGCTCGCGCTGAAGCAGTGCACCTCGCTTCCGTCGCGCAGGTCTGCGCTCACGAACCAATCCTGTCGCCAGCCGGGCTGGCCCTCAGGACCCACGTCTCGACCGTCGGGCAGGGGCCCGTCGGGCTCGACGTTGTACACCCCGATGCGATGCACCTTGACCAGCGGGTGCGGATGCTCGCCCGTCATGCGACCACCACGACGGACTCGCCGTCCACGGTGTAGTCGCCCGCCGCCAGCTTCCTCACTGCCTTCTCAGGCAGCGAGGGAAACATGGCGAGGATGAAGTGCCGCTTCGCTCCAAGGTCGGAGCGCGCGCCCTTCACGTCACTGCGGCGCAGATGCCGGACCCAACTGACCACACCCGGAGTGTAAACCATCGGGTTGCTGGCCAGCGTGTAGGTCGTCTTCTCGCTCTTCATGTGAACCTCAGTCGTTGAAGGTGGTGAGCTTGGCGGCGCGCTCTTCAGCTTCCGCCACCTGTGCGGACGTGAGCGTCTCCCGGATGTCGCATGCGAGCATCCCGAAGCAGCACCACTCCTCGATGCTCTCGAACTGCTTCTCCGCGCAGATGTTCGCGGTGAGCACCTCCTGAGCGATGCGGACGAGCCGCTCGTACAGGTCACGGTTCACGGTGATTGTGTCTTCCATGCTTGTCCTCCAGCGGGGCAGCGTTCCGTTCGCCCCTGTGCCCATCCATGCAGGACACGACGTCCCAAGCGCGCTGCGCGCCGGGATGGGGGCCACTCAGGGCTGGCCGCTTCACCCAGGGGGAGACGGCTCCCCCGTTCACTCGTCGTGCGCCGCCTTGAGAATGCCGCGCACCCTGTCCACGACCTCGCTCAGGGGGAGGTCGAGGGCCAACTCGTCGACGTACTCGTACGCTCCGCCATCGTACCGCAGGGTCACGATGTCAGCGGTGAGCGCGTTGCGCTCGTCGAGGTCGATGCTCACCCGCAGTTCGCAGGTCTCGAACCCCCACAGGACGCGCACCCGACCGTCACCGTAGTGCGTGCAGGGGATGCCCGCACGCTGCATCTCCACGGCCAGCGTGGCACCCGCACTGTGACAGAGCACGTCGTGCTTCTCCGCCTCGCTGATGGCCTCACGGAGGGCCGCGGCGGGCTCGAGTTCCGGGATGGGGAACTCACGCAGGTAGCGGGCGAGGAACACCTCGACCTCTTCCATCCAATCGTGCGTCTCGCCCCACTCGACGTCGGCGTACACCCGCTGGAAGGCGAGCGTGCACCCGACCACGTAGTCGGCGAACTCCACGACCGGGAGGTCGACGCCCGATGCGCTCAGCATCCCCCACAGTTCGCGGGAGAACGCCGCCGCCGTCGCGCCATCCACGGGACGCACCCACGCCGGGGTGATGTCGTTCGTCTTCATGCTTGCCTCCGTGGCAGACTCTGAGCGCTCGCCGCCGGGCCTGCCAGCCGGACGGCACGCCGCACCACCGGGGTACAGGATTGTACCACCGTGGCACGCAATGAAGCAAACATACCATGCACTCACGACGTTTCGCTTAGTCCCACCGAACCGGGCTTTCGCAGTCACGGCACGGGTTTACGCGGCAACTAGGCGTATCGCACTGTCGCACATGGTAGACCCCCTTTACATGTAGATGCACTTACATGTAGGGGCTACACGAGGGAGATGCAGGTAGGGTATATGCACTAGGTGGATACAACCGTATGTCTCTCTATGCTCTCGTCATCGTTCAGCTTTCGCCGAACGGTGGGTCTAGCGATAGCTGGAGGCTATCGCAGAGGCGGGACCCATAGGCCCAGCCTATCGAACGGTCGACCCATACCGACCCACCGCGTGAACGGTGAGCCGGGATTGAACGGCCGTCACACGACGGGCGCACCCGTCTGAGCGTCGCGGACGAACCCGCTACGGTCCGTGCGCGCCTTGCCCTTGGCACGGAGCAACACCACGTGACCGGGAGGGTCAAGGTGGCGCAGGTCCGTCTCGTCGCCATCCACAGTCGGATAGCCCATGAACGTCGACGGCACAGGCTTGCCCGCCTTCACGTTCACGACGACGGCGACGTTGCCGCCAGCCGCCAGCACGCTGCGAGCGATGGCCTCGCGACCCGTGCCGCGGTCGAGGCTGTACGTGTACCGCACGCCGTCGACCGTGCCCGCACGCCCACGTGCCGGGTCTTTCGTGTAGTCGTACCGCACGGCCTGAGACGGCACGCGCAAGCCGGGGAACACGGACTCCCAATGAACGTCGCTCGTACCGTTGAGCCGGAACGAGACCGATAGCTCGAGGCTATCGGCCCACGCTGCGACGTGCGCCATGTCCCGTTCGAGGTGAGCGCGGAAGGCTTCCGGCTCGCGGTCGAACATGCGCGTCCGCTTGTAGCGGCCGTGCTGCACGTTGTTGGCGAACGCGCGGCCTGCGTAGCTGGACATCGGGATGCCCCCACGGCCAGCCGTGTTGAGACACGACGCAGCGCACGCACCAGCCCACGGGCACAGGTTGCCCAGCCCAGGCACCTCGCCGTTCAACACGGCGAGCCGGGCGTACTCACGCGCCGGGAGCAGATGCAGGACCGCCGTCACCTCGCCGCGCTTCCCACCCTTGGCAACCTTGGGGTTGTCCAGCGTGAGCAGCTTGAGCTTGGACTTACAGGCGTTGAACCCTGCGAACTCGTACGTCTTCATGCTTTCCTCCTGAGATGCTGGCAGCCCAGCGTATTGCTGGCTGCCCCGGATATCCGGGCTCAACCCAACGACGCGGTAGCCCCGCTGGGTTGAACGCGAATATCCGCGCGTACACGGACCGTGGCTGTGCTCACACGGGCGGGCACCACATGCCCGCGGGGGCAACGGTGCGGCTTTCGCTAAGCGGCTGCGAGGATGCCACGCATACAGGCGTACGCGCTGATATTCGGGGAGGTGTGGAGCCTATCGGCACGGGGTCCGCATTGCCATGTCCGGGCAACCGGGCGGCCTTCTTCCCGACGGTTTCAGTCGGGGGCTAGGTGTCCACTGCCTAGCTGCGAGGGATGCGCGCGTCTCACGACGTGACGCGCTCGCAGCTAGTGCTACCATCTGTATGCGAATGTGAAAGACACGGGCGACACGCTGCCTTGAAACCGACCTTGCAGCCGGGGCACCGTGCCGGGTTTCCCCGTCACACTGCTAGCATACCATGACGGTATGAACCCGTCAAGGGACGCTAGCGGTCTAAGCTCTGAAAGAGCGGGGCCGGGGCCCCTGAGGGCCTGAGCCCCCGTGGTCGGCGTTTCCGCTTCCCACGCTTTCAATATGCCCCGTTCCTACCACGGCGTCAAGGTCTCACGGGCTGCCCGTCACACGGGCGCGCGACGCACGCCTGACCCGGCCGCGGGCCCGCTGGCGGCCGCTGCCCCTCAGGCGGCGGGCCGCCCTCTGGAGCCGCCGCACTCCACCCCTCCCTCCTCCACCCTCTCCGGCTGTTCCACCCTCTCCGGCTATACAGGGTCCCCTGACGGGGACCATTGAAGAGACGCACTGAGAAGCCCCAGGAGCTCGACGCCAGGGGGAGGGGCTACCTGGGTAGCACCCTGTCCTAGATCGTTGCTCCTGGGGCTTCCCAGTGCGGTTCCTGCGGGGTCCAATGGAAAGGCCCCCGAGGAGAGGTTCCTCGGGGGCCGGGATGAGTCAGAGACTGTGGAACTTGGCTTCGGATTCGACCAGCTGGTTGAACCGAGCCCGGTCGGGCTCGGCTGCGCCCTCGAGGAAGAGTTCCCCGGTGACGACACCGCGGTCGCGGGTCAGGGTGGCGGCGATGATGAAGTAGCCCTTGCTCTTGTAGTTGTAGACGAGGTAAGCCCCGTCGTCGAACCGATGAATGAACATGCTTGTCTCCAGAGAGTGGGAGACGGGCCAGGCCGAGGGCACCTGACCCGTCTCGAGTGGGCTAGCTGATGTAGCGGATGACCACGATGCGGGTACCATCTGCGCGGCGAATCACGAGGCGCTTCTTGTAGCCGCGACCGATGTTGATCGCGCTGTAGTAGAACCCTGCCTGTTGCGGCGTGTCGAGCGTGAAGCGGGGCTTGTATGCACCGCGGTAGCGTCCGACCTCGACGTGATAGGTGTCGCCGTCTTCCCACTTGGTGATCTTGCCATCGATGTTGAACATGCCTGTCTCCGATTGAAAGCGGGGGCCACGGGCACCCCCATTGATTGAACTAGACCGAACCGTAGGTGCTGTGAATCAGCGTGCCGCAGTCGCATTCGATGGGATCGCCTTCCGCGAACTCACCGCACCGCACGGTCTCGCCGTTGCGGAAAGCGTCCTTAGCGCAGGCCACGCAGACCGGGGCGTGCCGCACGATATGCAGGACGTTGACGATACCGTAGTGGACATTCTTAATGTGCTGAATGTCCGTGATAACTTCGAGCATGCTTGACTCCACTAGAGTGAGGGGGAGACACGCTAGGCGACGCTTGCCGCACGCGGGGCGTCGTCACTACCATGCTATGGGGTTGTGAAAGAGCGGCGGGACCGAGGCCCCCCGTCAGGTCCGCTTCCGTTCCTGACATCTACAGTATGCCCCGTCTAGTGCATGGTGTCAAGGTGGGAACGCTACAGGCCCGGATAGGGCGCGTGACGGCCCGGCGCACGGGTCCGGCCCCGCTTGCGCGCGGGCTCGCTCATGCGACGCCCCGCCCTCCAGCCGTGTCGCCACCCTCTCCGGTACTACCACCCTCTCCGGCATACAGAGCCCCCTGACGGGGGCTGCTAGAAGAAGAGCTCGAGACCAGGACCGAGCGGACATGAGAAAGCCCCCGAGATCCTGGGGGGACCTCGGGGGCGGGATGATCTAGCCGACGATGAACTCGTCGCGGCCACGGTAGACGAAGCCGGAGAGGAACTCAGGGCTGACGAGCTTGTAGAGCGGGGTCGTCTCGTCGGGGACAGCCCCGACCGTGCAGACCATGTCGAACTCGTTCTTCTTGAACGCCGTGCTGTAGGTGCGGACCTTGCGACCGACCGTGACGCGGCAGAGAGGCGGGTAGAACCGCATGTGAACTCCGAAGAGAAGAGAGACGGGCCGGGCCAGAGGGCGCCCGACCCGTCTCGTGTTGGTCAGCTGAAGTCGAGGATGTACGTGAGGAACGCGAGCAGGATCATGGCGCCGATGTTGAGCATCACGATGCACTGCGTGATGGCGGTGCGAAGTTCACGGCGGCGGCGACCGGGGCGACGAGCCGTGTAGGTCTGAGGGCCGACGATGGGGGCGAACACGAGGGCTTCCAGTTCCGCGTCGTACTTGCGAACGTAGCGGTAACCTTCGACCATGATGCCGGGCTCAGTGGGACGGTCGGCGTTGAGGCAGATTCCGTCGCGGCAGTTGTTGCAGTCCATGCTTCTACTCCGAGTGAAAGTGGGGCCACGGGCGCCCCTTGAGGTTGACTAGTTACCAGCCTTGACGCTGAGCTTGTGAAGCTTCCGGGCGAGCCGGAAAGCGTGCCGGGTTGCGGCCTTGAGCGCCACGCGCTTAGCGTTAGCGCGGTTGCCCCACGCCTCGTCGAGGGTCGGGCCCACGGTGAGCCCGACGACGAGAGCGACGAGGTACAGGTACATCAGAGTATCGAACATGCTTCATCTCCGAGAGTAGGGTGAGGGTCGCACGGCGTACCTGCTAGGGCAGGGGCCGGGTGACCGAACCAGCGTATGGGGTTGTCAGAGAGCGGGGCGGGGAGGGCGTTTCCGTCGTTCCCTTTCCGTGCATACAGTATGCCCTGTCTAGTGACAGGTGTCAAGCGTCAATGCGATAGCCCCCGAATAGACATGGCTCGCGGGCGCGACGCCCTTCCGACGACGCCGACGCCCCCGTGCGACCGCGCTTCTCGCTGGCGACGCCCCGCCCTATAGTAGTGGCGCCACCAACATCATCAACAACCCCCTACACCCCAACAACAACCATCATGGGACCCAACTCCCCCTGTCCTCTTCCTGGCGAGTAAAAAATCCCAAATCCCCATACCACCGGGGTACGCCCACTACGTGGCCGCACCATGCGTGGATGACGCGAGGTCCGCGATGGCGTGGCCACTCACAGGGACCGACGTTATACCCCCTTGGTCTACCAGGAGCCCCCATGAACAACGACACGAAGACCCAGGACCTCCCACTTGCCCTCCGAACCCGCAACGCCCTCCTCAAGGCGGGCCTCACGACCTGGGGACAGGTCAAGAGCATCGAGCTCACGAACGTGGAGGGCCTCGGTGCCCGAAGCATCGACGCCATCCAGGCCCTCTGGAGCGAGGAAGAAGGCCTTCCGCGACTGGTGCCGATGCCGGAGGAGGCGGAAACGCCCGAGGAGACCATCGCTCGAGGCCAGAAGCGGCACGAAGTCACGTCGATGATCGACCACGCGATGCGCGGCGGGCTCGACCGGATGACCGGAGACGTCGAGAGCCTCGAGGAACGGCGTCACCTGGACGAGGTGAAGGCCATCCACAAGCGCCAGTTCGACGCCGCGGCCGAGAAGGAGCTCAGTCGGAGCTTCGCGATGGCCGGAACGGGCAGTTTTGGGGACCCGGACGCCGAAATCCGTCGTCGCGGCGAGGCGTTTCGCGCCCAGGGCGGCTCGGTTGTGGCCGGAGACGGTCGCGGACTGCTTGCTCTTCGGCTCGAAGCCGATGTACAGGCACGAGTCTCGGCTCTTATACCCCTTATCAAGGCCCTCCCGCATGTCAAGGAGTTGGGCGTAGATGTTTCAGCGGAGATCGTGGGTCGAATGGCGCTGATTCGGGGCCTGGATGCCCTCGAGAGGGCCCACGGAGGGTCGAAATCGACCTCCAAGACCTCGGAAAACGGCGAAAACCGCGCAACCGCACCCGAAAACGCCGACGCGCCGCTCCCGACGGGCGATGAAGAGGTCTACGACACCCCTGAAGGGTGGACGAAGGTCGGTTTGGGCGAGACGATCCCGGTTCCGGAGGCCGTTTTGCACGATTACTACACCCAGAACGGCTGGGTGCGGTACTGGGGCAAGGCCAACGACCAGGTGATCTACTTCTACTGGTCTCCGGAGCGCCGTTTGCAGGACCTCAAGCCCTTCCCAGGCACCGACAAGAGCGGTCGGTCGGTCGCAGTGCAGGAAACGCCCTGGGGACCGGGCCATGTGGTCCCCTCGAGGTGGGCGAACAGCTGAACGACGAGGGCCAGGAGTGAGGCGAACCCCGCTCCTGGCCCTGTCCGGCCTGTCAGTCTAGATCAGTCGGCCTTCGCGAGCTGAAGGTAGAGGCGGAACGGAGCCACGTTCGCCGCCGTCGCCTTCAGGACCGTGATGGTCAGACTCTCGACGTCCGCCGCGAGCGGGTTGATGGTCTCCGCCTCGGGGACGTGCGTCGCGAAGACGCGCGGGGTGTTGTCCGTGTTCACCGCAGCCGAGGTCGCCTGGATGGCGGTCGCGCCAGCGATGGGAGCCGACTTGCCGATGGTCACGGTGACGTTGCCAGCGGTCGTCTCGGTCGGCACGATGCGCGTGTCGGGGAGAACGCGCATCTTGTACGGCAGCTTGATCGTGTAGACGGTGCTCGCCACGTTCAGGTTGTCGGGGACGCTGAACACAGCGCTGACGTACGCCGTGGAGTCAGCCGTGGCGAGCGTGGGCGAGACCCCGACCACGAGCGGCTGCACCGCCTGGCCAGAGAAGTGCTCCGGGATGACTTCCCCGTAGCGAATGAACTTCCGAACGATGTATCCGTACGCAGCCATGCCTACCTCCTATCTCAGGCCAGGCGAGATTGCCTGGACCTCATGGCGGTGCTATCATAGCACAACCTCTGGGGTTCCTCATGCACGGAAGCATCCTCGTCATCGCGAAGAAGAAGGCCGCCGGGCCTGGTGGCTACTTCGACCCCATGATGGGTCACCCTGGCATGGCCCAGGGTCCCATGATGTTCGAGATGGCGAACGAGGAGGAGTGCTGCGAGGAGCCTCCGATGCACGAGCCGATGATGCACGGCGACATGGGCAACCGTGACGTGCGCGACATCATCGCCGACCTCCGTGCAGCGGCTCAGCGCCTCGAGGACCTCCACGGCATGGGCGCCGAGGACGAGGACACCGAAGAGGAAGAGCCCGAGGAAGAGGAGGCCCCCGAAGAGGAGCCCGCCGAGGAAGAGCCCAAGGCCAAGACCAAGAAGCCCTTCCCAGGCTTCGGCCCCAAGAAGGAGATGAAGTACTGATGGCCACCTACCGCAGCGGCTACTACAGCCACCTCGATGCGATGAAGAAGAAGGCCGAGATGGAAGACGCGGAAGCCCGCGGCGAGAAGCTCAAGAAGGAGGGCAAGGTCGCGGACGTGTCCGCCCTCATCAAGAAGCCCGTCGTGAAGGTCGCCGTCAAGATCGGCAAGCACTAGAGCATCTACGCATCACGACGCGGCCGTGAACGCCTGCCCCGTCGTGTGAGCCCCGGCGGCATGGTGTCGTCGGGGCTCTTCTATGCCTGGCCGGATAGCCGCGCATAGAAAACGCCGGGGCAGATTGCTCCACCCCGGCGCCGACCAAGCACACACGCACCCGTAACAGCAGGCAGCACCGACCCTGCTACACGGGAGTGTACACCACCCCCGTGGCAGAGTCAACAGCTATCGACGCGGGTTGTAGAACTGCGCCTCGTCCGACTGCGCCAGGCGGCGCATCGAGTCCATGATCTCCTTGTAGGAGCGGTTGTCCGTCGCGTTGGTCGTCGCCGTGCGTCCAGGGCCCATGTTCATGAGCTCCATCGCGTCGGGGACGGGCTCCGCCTGGGGAGGCGTAGGCGGAGCGAACTTCGCGCGCACCATCGAGACGGCGTCTTCAGGGTCGATGCCACCCGTGAGGAGCACCGAGAAGGCGTAGAAGGCGTCGTCGTTGCTGTAGATGTCGTTCGCCTCCGACTTCATCCAGTTCTCGACCTCGTCCACGGCAGCCTCGAGCTGACGCGCCTCGGCCTGCTGGGACTCGTACTCGAACGCCTCGAGGCGCTGACGAAGCTCGTCACGCTCGCGCTCGGCCGTTCCGTACTTGCCCGTCCACTCGTCAGCCGCCCGGCGCTGGGCCTGCTCGAACTCGTCACGAAGAGCCGAGAGGGCTGCGTCGTGCATCGTCTTCAGGCGGTCGATCTCCGCCTGCTTCTCGGCCATCGGGTCCGCGTCACCCGTGAGCCACTTCTGGATCTTGAGCTCCTGCTCTCGAAGCGCGGCTTCCTTCCGGTCCAGGTCGCGCTTGCGGCCAGCGGTGTCCTGGAAAGCCTTCGTGAAGCCGCGCTCGAAGTTCTTGTACTTGTTCTCCACACCACGGACGAGCGTGTTGCGGGTCGGCTCGTCGATGCGGCTGAACCAGTCAGCCTTCGACAGGGCGTCCAGCTCTCCGTTCCAGTCGAAGACTTGCGGTGGCGCGTCTTCCGCGGGAGCAGCCTCTTCAGAGGCCACTTCCTCGTTGGTCTGGGGGTTCTCTTCTTCCGTGGTGGGGTCGAACATGTTGGCTCCTGGGGTTGACTAGGGCATCGGAGGAGGAACGGGCTTGGCCATCTCCTCCTTCATCTTCATGTCCTCGCCTGCGCCCATGTTCTTCTCGAGCTGCATGCGGAGGTTCATGTCTTTGCTGAGCATGTCGGCGATCTCGGCGGCCGACTTGTCGGCGAACCGGGGCATCGCCTTGGCCGCGTCGAGAAGCTGCTGGGCCTTCTCGACGGAGACGCCGAGGACGTCAGCGACCATCTGCGCGTCGCCTTCACCACCCGCCGTGCCCTCGGCACCGACGGAGGCGCCAGCCTCGTTGGGCTTGGGGCCCACGCCGGGACCACCCTCGCCGCCACCAGCCATCATGGCCTGGATCTCTTCGACCAGGGGCTTGATGTCCTGATCGACGGAGATGGGCTGTCCAGGCTGCTTGGGGGCGGGCATGCCACCCGGCTTCATCATTTCGGCCATGTTGACCTCCTAACGTGGTTGAACAGAACCGGGAGGGTAGAAGAAGAGTGACGGCCCGGCCCGCTACTCTTCATCGAGATCAGGTTGCTCATCCGCGAAGGTAGGGTCCGCGGGTGCGAGCTCGAACGCGACTGCGGGGTCACTGTTCGCGAACAGCATGAACTTGTTGGGCACTCGTCGGCGCTCGCCCGTGTTCCGGTTCTCGAGAACCGTGATGTCGTAGGACGGGAGCGTGCCGACGACGCGGATGCTCGCTGCCCGCTTCCGCGCCATGCGCTTGGCCTGGGCGATGTCGACGCTCATACGTCCACCGACTGCCCTGGAGTCTTCATCTTCGGCGGCGTCGGGTCGAGGTTCTTCTTCTCCCGGAACGCCGCGACCTCGGCCTTCTTCACCTTGTCCTCGGTGCGAAGCTCGCCGACGATCTTCTCGTCGACGCCGTGTGCCCGCTTGGTGAGGTAGTTCTTGTGCTTCAACTCCTCGACTCGCTGGGTCTTCTTCTCCTTCGTCTCGCTCTCCAGCTCGATGTGGTGGCCGGGGAAGCGCTGCTCGATGATGCCCTTCATGCGGTCGAAGTCTTCCTTCGTCTCCGCCTTGCCGAGCACACCCATGTCGATGGGCACGAAGGAGCCATAGCCCTGTCCGCGAACGGACGGGGCCTGGCCGCTGCTCCAGTCAGCGACACGGGCACCGCCGCACACGGCACACGGGGGCTTCTCCCCGTTCATGCTGATGAACACGTTCGCTTCGGTCACGGCGCACGACGGGCACCGCAGGTCAAGGATCGCCATGTGGTCTACTCCAGTCAGACTCGAACGGGGGAAGGTCCACCAGCCGCCAGGCTGGCCTCAGCGGGCTGCTGTTCGCCAGCAGTCGTGGTCTCGGTGCCAGGGACGCCGCCCTGGGCCAAAGCCGCAAGCTCAGGAGGCAGACCACCAGGAGCCGCGGGGGCTGCCCCCTGAGCCGCGGCCATCTGCTCCATCATCGCCTGCTTCTGAGCGTCGACTTCCTCCTGCGGGATGACGAGCTTCGCCGGGAGACCCGCACCGTTGACGAGCTCCTCGTCGAGGAGGCGCTTGTTGATGTTCTCGCTCTGCGCGAACACCGGGTACAGCTTGAGCAGCGTCTCGGCCATGACCGAGGGGTTCTGACGGATGGGGTTGTAGGAGACCATCGAGAAGTTGACGTCCACCCCGTGGATGTCGGGGAGGCTCACTTCCTCCCAGCCCTCGTGCCCAGAGACCTGGACGAGCTTGGGCTGCTGCATGTACTTCTTCGAGAGGTAGAAGCACTTCTCGGCGACGGACTCGAGAGCGGTGTTGATGTGCCCTTCGCGGGTGGCGAGACGGGTCCGCATCTGGGCGTCGATGATGGCCATCTCGGTGGCGGTGCGGGCGCCAGCGACCTGACCACGGGCAGCCTCTGCGAGAGCGCTGATGAACGCCGCGTCGGCCTCCTGGCGGGCGATGAAGTTCTCCACGCCGACCGGGACCTGGGGCATCGGCATCTCGTAGAAGAGGGCCGCCAGGGTGCGGAGACCCTCGGCGTTGGTCGGGCTGATACCGACGAACGCGCCCGTCGCAGCCTCAACTGCCTTGTTGAGGTCTTCTTCGGTGATGAGCTCGCTGTTGTACAGGATGCGCGGGATCATCAGGTAGACGATCTGCTTCATGTGCGTGAGCAGGTCGTTCATCGTCTCCTGCTGGTTCAGGACCAGCTGGACCTCGGAGAGACCGAGGCAGTCGACGGCGCTCTGGTTGAGCGAGAACATCGAGTAGGGGATGAAGTCCAGGGGACCCTGGAACACCACGGCGTCAGCCTGCCGGACGTAGTGCGTGACCGTCCCGGAGTCGACGTCGTAGTACTCCCACACCGTCACCCACTCGAACGCATCGCGGAGGGGGCCCGCATCGTTGGTCTTGTAGGTGTCCGAGATCCACTTCGGGTAGCGGTCGGGGGTGACGTCGGCGATCTTGTCGCTCTTGTAGCGACCCGACTTCACTCGGCGCTGAAACTCACCCCAGGGGATGACGGAAGCCTCGAGCCAGTAGCGGATGTCGTCCGGGTCACGGACGGTCTGGTCGAAGAACACGGCACCCGGCTCGAGGACACGCACCATCGGGCGGTCCTCCTTCGCGTTCCAGCCGACCTTGAACACGCCACGCTTGCAGAGGACCGCATCGATGAGAGCGGTCGCCGCACGACGGCGCATGTTGTTGGAGTCGAAGACGTACTCCATCAGGCCGTTGACCAGGGGGACAGCAGCCTGGCTTTCCTTGTTGCGCGGGTTGGCCGCGACCTGCGGGTTGGGGCCCAGGAGCGCGCTGACCGCCGTGTCGGCGATGGCGTAGATCATGTTCTTCGAGCAGAGGAAGCTGGGGATGGCTCCGTCCGCCAGGTTCACGTCGTTGCGGCTCGTGTAGAACTCGCCACGGTAGTACCGCCGCGCCTTGTCGAAGTTCTTCTTCTCGACCCGCTCGTAGTAGCGACGATGGCGGTCGATGAGGTTGGCGAGGTTCATGTCCACTCCCTGGCAACGGGCTTGAAGGGGTTCCGCGACGAGGCGCGCTCTTGATTCTTGAAGCGGTCGAGGTCCGCTATGGTAACCCGCGGACCGTCTCCCTGCGTGTAGTCGGACGCCTGCACCTGTACTTGCGGTTCATCGGAAGTGAAGCGCCGTCGACTCAGGATGTCGGCGGCCATGACCGCAGTGCGGGCAAGGTCGAAGTGGTGCGTCGTTCCGTCGCTGTTCGACGCGCGCTTGGTGCGGCTGCCGTCGTAGTTCTTCAGCTGGTGGAGCAGCGTCTTCGACTTGATGGTGATGTCCCGGTCGCGAAGCATGCGAACGAGTCGAGCTTCGCCCTCCTGGACACGCTTCTCCGTCGCGTACCAACCAGGGTGGTTGCGGTCCGTCCACAGGAGGTTCTTCGCACCCTTGTCCTTCAGCATGGCGATGCACGCTGCGGCGTTGGACTCGACTGCCAGGAGGGCGTTGTTGAAGAAGCGCTGGAGCTTCAGCAGGCGCTCGGCGAACTTGCCTGGGTCCTCTCGACCTTCCCAGACTGCGACCTCTCGGCGCTCGACAGCGTCCCACACCGTCACGGCGCTGTTGTCACCGACAGAGCCAAAGCCAGCGGGGTCACCGCAGATGAGGTAGCTCCGGCCTTGGACCGGACGCTCGAGCAGTGACGCGCCGCCAGGGACAGGTTCGGGCGGTGCGACGGACGAGAGCAGGCAACGCTCCAACGCCTCAAGCGGCATGACCGGACTGCCGCCACCAAGCCAGCCGTCGAGCTCATGGGACGGGTACTTCGAGGTGAAGAGACGCTCGTCCTCGCCCATTTCCGTCTGGAGAGACAGGCGGCGGAACGCCAGGTTGTGGAGGTCCATCCCAGGATGGCGGCTCATGTACTCGAGCTCGACCTCCGTCGGCTTCACCCCAGCCGGGTCAGCTCGACAGCTCGGGTCCAGCCACCACTCGAGGAACACAGGATGGAAGCGGCCCTTTCCCTCGAGAGCGTTCTGCCACATCGTCTCGTGGTGGCTACCCGCCGAACCAGGCGTCGACTCGAGGATGACACGAGCGTTCACACGCTTGTTGACCGCGGGGAAGATGTTCGCGGCAGCCTTGCGCTGCCACTGTGCTTCACCGAACTCGGTGATGAGCAGGCGGTCGATGGAACGACCGACGGCCGGAGACTTGCCGCCCGCGGTGAGGACCTTGATGCCCCCGCCGTGGATGAAGTGGATCTGGGTCGTGCCCGGCTTGCGGCCCACCTCGGTCGGAACCTTCACGTCATCGGGCAGGTTCTTGTAGGCGAACAGGATGCGCTCGAAGATGTCTTCGGCCGTGTCCTGGCGCTCGGCGATGAGCACGCCCTTCACGCCCTCCAGGTACATGCAGTCCCGCAGGAGCAGCATGACCGACGGCGTGGTGATCTTCGCCTGGCGGAACTTGTCGCACAGGACCCAGCGGTGGTCGGCACACGCCTGGAGGAACTTCATCTGGATGTTGGTCGGTTCGAGGTAGCCGATGGACTCGTCCTCGCGGACGATCTGGCACATCGACACGAAGGCCCAGGGCGTGCTGAACATCGCCTCGACCTTCCGCATGTTCATGCCTGGGAAGACTGCGAGCTTCGCACCTCCCGGTAGACTTGCAGGCGCACTCACGATAGGATGGTCCTCGAGCCTATGCTATCACGGTATGGGTCGGGAGGACACATGGCCGAGAAGTGGATCCAGGGCGCGATCAAGAACCCAGGCGCGCTTCACGAGAAGCTGGGCGTGAAGAAGGGCGAGAAGATCCCCGAAGGTCAGATCGCCTCGAAGATCTCGCAGCTCCAGGGCGAGGCCGAAGGGGACAAGAAGCTCTCCGCGGCCAAGCGCACGCTCCTGAAGGAGCTCGTCCTCGCTCGTACTCTCGGCAAGATGAACAAGGGGAAGTGACATGATCGGCAACGACGTGAAGAACACCACCCGCTCCGACCTCCGCGGCGGCAACGCCGGGATGAAGCAGACGGCGAAGCAGGCTCCGACGGGCGAGAACTTCAGCCGCGACATGCGCCGCGAGATGCTGAAGCAGCTCATCGTCGACCGCATGTCGAAGAAGGGCTGACATGGCCGACACCAGCTTCAAGCCACCTCCGTCCGTCGCGTCGGCCGCAGCTCGTGGCCTGGAGCTGCGTCAGCAGCAGGCGCCGAGCCAGAAGGCAGGACTCGACACCAAGCAGGCCGCGGCCCAGGGCATCGGCTCGGGTGTCCAACGCGCGTCGAACCTGAAGTCGGGCGCCGCGTTGAGTGAGTCCACGGTGCGTCGCATGAAGAACTACTTCACGCGGCATGCCAGCAACTACAAGCTCGACCCCGGCAAGTCCCCCAAGGAAGACAAGGGGTACGTAGCGGGCCTCTTGTGGGGCGGAGAAGCCGGGAAGTCCTGGGCTACGAGCCTCGTTGCACGCCTCGATGCGAGGCGAAAGGCAGGCAAGTGATGGACAAGCGCGAGACCCTCAAGCAGGTCTACTCGGACCCTGAGCTCCGGGAGAGCATCAAGGACCGCATCATGGCGGGGAGCAAGGGCGGTGCGCCTGGACAGTGGTCCGCGCGCAAGGCCCAGATGGTCGCCCAGGAGTACAAGGCCAAGGGCGGCGGCTATGAGGGCGGTCCGTCGAAGCAGCAGACGAGCCTCAAGCGCTGGACCAAGCAGGACTGGACCACGCCCTCGGGAAAGCCCAGCACCCAGGGACCGAAGGCCACGGGCGAGGTCTACGCGCCGCGTCGTGCCATCGAGAAGCTCCGCTCGAGCCCTGGCGGGATGGCGAAGTTGGCCGCCGCTACCCAGAAGAAGCGCGAGGCTAGCCGCCAGGGCAAGCAGTTCGCTCGTCACGGTCTGCACGAGGGCAAGGATCGCTAGACCGCGCATCGAGCTGACGCAGCCGCCGCCGAGCGAGGCGGCGTGTCTTCTGCTTGTCCGAGAGGACGGCGCAGCATGGGCAGGTCTGGCCGCCCTTGTGCCATCCTGTGATGCCACGCTTGAAGTCATCCATACGTGGACCCTCTCACACCCGTTCCCTAACCTGAAAAAATCTTCGTGCAACCCCTTGCACCGAGATAACCACAGCGGTATCTAGACCGTGCACCCCTCCAAGTGCATCGGGTAGCCCGCAAGGGTCCGTAGCTACGAAGAGCGGGCAGGCGCAGCCCCAGAACCTCAACCGTTCCTTCGACCCCGCCGGGTTGGAGTCGCTAGCGCGTCTGCCCCCCGGCTACGGAGTGCCCAATGGCTATCTCTACCGAAATCCTGAACACCACGTTCGCGGACCTCCGCGGCCCCCTGATCAACTCGTTCATCCGCTCGAACGAGCTCCTCGACGCGCTCATGAGCAAGGCCCGCATGCCCTCCGAGGGCGGCAGCCTCATCGAGCGTTCCTTCGCTGGTGGCGCCCCCGCCCGCGGCGTTGGCGTGTTCGTTGGCGATGAGCTCCTCAACATGACGCGCCGTCAGCAGACCAAGCGCTTCCAGGTTGAGCCGCACCGCATCGTCGCGGCGATCAACATCCCGAAGAAGGAACTCCTCTTCAACAGCGGCAAGCTCGCTGTCATCCGCCTCATCGAGGAGTACCCCCAGACCACGCTCGAGGGCGCGAAGGCCGACCTCAACGCCTTCCTCCTCACCGGGCAGAGCCGCGGTCTCGTCTTCCAGACGGCCGACCTCGCGGGCTTCCTGAGCCTCAACGGCGACTTCGCCGCGGGCTCCGGCACGGGCGTCACCAACGGTCTTCTCGACTTCCAGGCGATTGGTTCCCAGAACCAGGTCGTCCAGAACGTCCAGAAGAGCTCGGCGTACTACCACTTCAACCAGTACAACAACATCACCAGCTGGGCCACGGACGGTCTCCCCACCCTCCGCAAGACCTACCGCCAGTGCGCCCACTACGCGGGCGGCATGGGCAAGGGTCCGGACCTGGTGATCATGGACGACGACACCTACACGAACTTCGAGGACAGCCGTCTCTCGCTCGTTCGCGTGACGCTCGTCGAGGACAAGACCGAGAAGAGCAACACCCTCGGCCTCGACCTCGGCGTCGCCAAGGTGTACAGCTCCATCGACCTCAACCGCGCTGGCGGCGGGTTCGGTGTGGCGGCTCAGCAGGGCGTCACCTACATCCTCAACACGGACTTCCTCGAGATGCCCCTCATGGAGGCCCCGAGCATCACCCCGTTCACCGAGCGCGTCGGCGACCAGGACGTGGTCACGGCCATCTTCTCGATGCAGGGCAACCTCATCTGCACGAAGACCCCGGCCCAGGGCTGCGTCTCCGGCGGCGCGTCCTGATCCAGGTCGCTCGGTAACCTCAACCTCTAGGAGATTCTCACATGTCTTCCGCAAACAACATGGTCTTCGGCAACGACGTCACCGTTGTCGACGCCACTCAGGTCTACCCCCTCGGCACCGAGCGCCTCGTCCTCGCGTCGCAGTCCGGCACGGGCAGCGACCAGGTCTGGCGCTACGTCCTCAACAACACCGGGTCCGCGTTCACGCAGGGCCAGGTGGTGATGGCGACCGTGGCGACGCAGTCCGCGGGCAGCGGCGTCCTCGCGACGCAGGACGTCCCCAAGCTCCGCGTTCTCGGTGTGGCGCAGACCTACACCACGGCGGGCAGCGCCCTCACCACGTTCGGCGCTGGCGCCTACGGCTGGGTTCTCGCCCACGGCTACGGCTCGGTGCTCACCGCGGCTGCTGGTGTGGCTGCTGACTCCACCATCGCGGTCAGCGCGACGGCGGGTTCGGTCTACGCCAGCCCGGCTCCCGGCTCGGCCGCTGCGGCGCAGGCGAACGCCCTCGCGGTCATCGGCTACAACCACGTCGCGACTGCGGCGGCGGCTGTCGTCACGACCGCCTGGATCGACTGCCGCTGATGTAGCGAGTCCGGCGTAACCGGATAGGAGGCGGGCATGGACACTTCTCGTGGGGCGCTCCGTGCCCGCCTCTTCAGCTTCCGCTCGTGGGACTCGACTGGGTCCACGCTGAACGCCAGGGTCGACCAGGCGATCAACTCAGCGCTCGAGCGCATCTCCGGTGATGTGCCGGAGGCCGTCGTCCCCGACGACGAGCACATCGTCCTCCAGAAGGACGCTATCGGGTCGGATGCCAGTGTCGCGGCGCGCATCAGCACGACCTCCGACGACCGGGTGCTGGAGTTCACGGACGAGAGCAACAACCCGCTCACGTCGTCCAGCCCCTGGGTGCCCGAGACGGACGGGACCTACGACGGCATCATGCACCTCGAGCTGACCGACTCCAAGGGTGAGCGCCATCGGCGCCAGTGCCTGGAGTTCTGGATCGCCAAGGCCAGCGGCTCGCCTGATCGCTACTACGTCTCCATCGACCGCCCCTGGGAATGGGGCACGGACGTGGGGATGACCTTCCGGCTCTACCAGCCGGAGTTCTTCGTTACCGACGACGTGACGAAGGTGCTCGAGCCTGCGCGCATCTACGACGAGACGCGCCAGCAGGTCTGGGCCATCGACACGGGCGGTGCCTACCGCCAGGACATGATCGACTGGAACGGCGAGAACGTCGCGCGCCCCTACCGCTTCTGGCGTGGACGTCACTTCCAGATTCCGGCTCCGTCGACCGCACCGACTGTGGCTGCTGCTGAGCAGGCGGCCTGGGCGGGTCCTGAGCAGGAAGGCACGTTCACCTTCGTCTACACCTACGTCTGGGGTCGCAAGGACCTGGAGTGGCAGTCCGCTCCAGGCGGCATCCGCGACCCGCAGTGGGAGAGTGCCCCGTCCCCGGTCAGCGCGACCTTCTCCCACACGACGAACCCCGGTGATGCCATCGTTCTCACGGGCACCAACATCGATGCGATGATGGGCTTCGGCGAGTCGGCGACGCTCCGCTACAGCCGCAGCGGCATGCGTCTCCGTTTCTACGTCGCGCGGACAGCCGTCCGCACGGCGGGAGCTGGACTTGCTGCGTTCAACCGGGTGGAGACGAACGGCAAGTACTACCTCCTCGCCGAGGTGGAACCTGTCTCTGGGACCTACACCTGGGACGGCTCGGCCATCCCAGACTACCAGCGTCCGCTCAAGCACAGCACAGGCTACTACGCCTACTTGTGCTACCCCCACCAGGACGACCGCTACCAGCTGGATCTCCGGGTGCAGCGGCTGCCCAGGGCTCTCCTCAACGACCAGGATACCGCGCCCATCCAGCGTGACGCGGTGCTGGCGTTCGTCGAGCTCTCGCTCTACTACATGTGCTTGATGGACGGGGTGGACCAGACGGGGGCCGAGCGACATCTCTCGCGGTACAACGAGCTCGCTCGCCACTTCCGCAAGCGGTATGCGAACCCCGGTGGTGTAGTCGAACCTGTGCCGATCACGGGCTACCAGATTCGGTTCCGCTACGGGACATTCCGCAGCGGGACCTAGCCGCATCGTGTTATACCGATGTGGCAACCCCAGGAGCCCATCATGGCACATACCAACGTGTTCCCCGTCCCCGCACTCGGAGACATCTTCGTCCGCAAGAACCTGAACAGCCTCGAGGAAGAGTCCATGATCCTCTCGGTCATGTTCAACCCCAAGGCCCCTGCTCTCTGGCAGGCGACCATGCAGACGAAGAACGGCATCGAGTTCGTGACCGGAGACCGCGAGCACCGCAACATCCACGACTGGCGGCCGAAGGGCTGGGTCTTCGACGAGATCAACAACAACTGGTACTCGGTCGCGGACAAGGCGAAGCTCGATGCAGATCGGGCGGCTGAAGAGGCGAAGGCTGCTGCGAAGGAGCCCGAGCACAAGGAAGACTTCATCGTGGCGGACGCTGCGGCCATCCCGAACGCCTTCACCAAGAAGAAGTCTGGGCTGCCCAAGGTGGACCTGCCCACCATCTAGGAGTAGCGCATGGCAGGGCCCGACAACCAGAGGAACCAGCAGCTCGTCATTCCGGCTGGAGAGTCGGAGATCAGCTACACCTCCCGTACGCTGACCCAGAAGATCGTCAACTTCGAGTTCACGGTCAAGCGAACGCTGGCAACCACCCTCGGGCCCACCATCTACGAGCCTGACCGCCCTGCAACGTCCGACCCGGCTGACGTCTTCGCGACGAGCGGGAAGGGCGGCACCTTCGGAAAGATGCACGGCATCTTCCACACGCTGCTACTGGGCGGTCAGGCTGACATCCTCCTGGTGCGCTGCGGCACCAAGCTCTTCCGCCACGCTGGCTGGCAGCGTGGTTGGGAGGAGCTCTACTCGGGTCTCACCGACGACTCGCGCGCCGGGACCTACCCTGACCAGTTCGTCGTGATGAACGACAAGATCATCTGGACGAACGGTATCGACGGGCCCTTGGTCATCGACTCCCACGGCGCGGTTGACCCGCTTGGGTTCAACTCGCCTCCGTCTGCCCCCAACATCTACGGCCCCTCGCAGTTCGGGGACAAGCGGTTCTTCTACCCGAACGCGGGCGGGTACACCTGGCGCGGTGACATCGGCACGCCGGGTGACGTGCTGAGCGGCATGTCGGGGTCCGTGCTTGACGGCTCGTGGACCTACTACACGGTCCTCGAGGACATCTACGGCAACCTCTCGGCACCGTCGGCACCGTCCTCGGTGGCGGTCATCAAGACCATCCAGGCCGACCCCGTCATCGTCGGAGACGGCGACACGCAGATGGGCGCCTTGATCGAGGACCTCACTCGACAGTTCCTCCTGCGCCTGACGGCCAAGGGTCCACCCCACACGGTGGCGGCGCACGTCTACCGCACGCCAGACACGCGACGCGGGAGCACGATCCCGCAGCTGCTCGCGCGCATCCCAGGCCGGGAGCAGAGCATCTTCGGGGACCGCCGCGCGGACAGTGACCTCGGCGATGCGATGCAACGGACCGTCAGCGTCCCGACCTTTCGGACGATGTGCGTGCACCAGGGTCGCTTGGTCATCGCCAACACGCCGGAAGACCCTGGACTTGTCCGGCTCTCCGACGCGGGGTTCCCAGGTACCTTCCTCGCCGACGACTACATCTACCCCGACAGCGGAGGGGCCGAGATCACTGCGGTGGTCTCGCACATGGGCCGTCTGCTGGCGTTCTCCGAGCGCGCGGCCTACGAGATCATCATCGACCCGCAGACGGGGACGCCGACCAGCGCAGTGACGTTTGCCCAGGGTGTCGGGTGTTCCTCTCCGCGAAGCATCCAGGCTCTGCCGGACGGCATCCTGGTGTGGCTCTCGCGCGACGGCTTCTACGGCGCGAGCCCCACGGGCCGTGTTGTCCGCATCAGCGACGACATCCACAAGCAGCTCTTCTACGACATGAACACCTCGCGTTACCGTCGCGCGGTGGCCTGCCTCGACCCCATCAGTCGCGAGTACCACTGCGCCATCGCTCCGGCAGGCGAGGCCGACAACAAGATCATCTTCTGCTACGACGGGCAGAACTGGCGTCGGCACGACTTCGGAGCCATGTCGATCAGCGACATCTGCACGACGGACGACTACCGCCAGATCGTCATGTTTGCGGGCGACAACACGGTCACGGGCAGCCCGGTGAGCAACGTCTTCGTGAAGGACCACGAGACGCAGAACTTCAACCCGCCCCCGCGCACGGCGCTCTACCGCTCGGGCTGGTACTACGGCGACACGACGGGTTCGACGCCCCTCCATCTCCGGTCCATCTACCTGGGCATGATGGACGCTTACAACGAGCCATTCACCATCCGGTTCTTCCGGAACAACTCCTGGAAGCCGTTCCTGGAGATGACCGACGTGCTCGCCATCGGTGTCGACGACGACAGCGATGTGGTGCGCGACGTGGCCGGAGACGCCGTTGTCGGCACCGCCCGCACCCACGAGCCTCGCCTCTTCTGGCGCATGGTCCCGGCTGGCCTGGAGAACGTCTACTCCTGGGCCTTCGAGATCGAGGTCAACTACCCCACCCGCATCAACATCGCCGCCATCTCGTTCGACCAGAGCATCGCGACGGGCGGCAACATCCGCGGGCGCTTCCCGCTGCGAGCTGACGTATGAGCTACATCTTCCCCCGCCGTAGGCTGCGCGACCCCGACGTTCTCGATCCCATCGAGCTCACCCAGGACCTGTCTCCCGCTGCTGAGCGCCTGAGCGGGCGCCTGAACGCGCACAACTTCAACGAGAACATCTCCTCGACGGTCGACCTCGAACCGGAGGCCGTGACCGACACCTGGATTTACCGCCTGGCGGTGCCGTTCGGTGATCTCCACCCGGCAACGGCTCTCGAGCCCTGGACGGGAATGCCGGACGAGCTGGTGCCCGCGGTAGGCACGGCGAACGAGGACGCTTACCTCGTCCAGAACACGTTCGAGTGGCAGGCCATTGCAGACGTGAACGGAGCGACGGCCGTCGTCACCGTCGACACGGGCTCCGCGGTGCTCTGGGTCCACGCCTTCGCGCAGTACCTCTGGTACGGGTTCCAGCTTCAGCTCGACAGCCCCGCCGACTACCCGAACTGGCAGCACGCCAGCAACGCAGACGAGCGAGGCGTGAACCTCCAGTTCGCCATCCGGTTCGACGGCAGCGTTCTCGAGGACACCATCACGGGGATCGACGACCCGGTCTACCAGGCGTCGATGCCGCTGAAGCCGCTCATCCAGCGCGACACCACGGCAGCCAACACCCCGCTGCCGGGTCCGCAGGACATCCGGAGCCCGCAGATCTGCGCCATCGGCCCGGCCGCTGGAGGACCGCGCATCAGCGCGTGCATCCCGGTCCAGGCGGGCGAGCACACCATCGAGATCGTGGTGCGGCGGGTTCCCCTGTACGTCATCGCGGGCAACTACACGGCGGGCGAGGTGGTCGACTCCATGCCCGAGTACACGAGCGTCGACAACGTGTACATCATGAGCCGTCAGGTCATCGTCACCGAGCTCAAGACGTTCCCTGTCGATAGCGTGGTCTCGGCCGACCTCTCGGTGCCTGCCTTCGAGGAGGAAGACCCGGTCTCGAACACGACGATGTACGTCGAGCGTGTGCAGCCGCTCATCGCGGCCTACAACGACGTGGCCGAGGGCAACCTCCAGCGCGGCGCGCTGATGCACTACCACCTCCCCAACGTCCTCCGTGACCAGGACACGGAGCGGGCAGTCCTGACGACCGCGTTCCCCGGCGAGCTCTACAACTGCGTGTACCCAGGCTTCAGCAGCGCCACCATCGCTTCGGCCAAGTACGACGCGGCGACCCCGAAGGTCGGCTGGTTCATGATCACCGACGGTACGCAGGACATCATGGTCAAGAACATCAGCATCGCCTTGCAGCGACGCATGCTGGTCATGGCCAACCTCCAGATCGTGGACATCGACGGGAGCCAGGTCGAGGTCTATATCTCAGGCGGTCCGCCCTCCACGGTCAACCAGGAGTACTGCGGCGGGTTCGCCGTCTTCCGCCTCATGTGGCGCGTTACCGGGACGGGCAACCAGGCGTGGCAGCCCCTCACCGAGTCGACGGCGATGGTCAACTCCTACTCCTGGAAGGCGGCGAGCCGGAACCAGCCGTACGAGTTTGCCGAGGTCATGCTCCAGGCCGAGTTCCCCATCGGTCCGCTGGCCGCGACGACCATCGACATCGCCGTCTTCGGTGCCGTGATGAACGGCAACGACGGCACGTTGAACCCCAACCAGCAGAAGACGGAGTTCGCGGTCAAGCGCGGAAGCATCGTCGCACTCAGCTTGAGGGACTGAAATGGCAACCATCACTCCGCAGACGACCTACCCCGACGGCTCCGTGCTGGACGTGGCGAACCACAACGCCAACATCTACTCGGTGACGCCGGGTCGCGGCATCATGTCCGAACCGAACGGCGGTCTCGAGCAGGCGAACCTCGTCACGGGGTTCACTGTCCGCGCCGAGCACATCATGACCGAAGAGGCCGTGATCGCCCGCGCCGAAAGCCTGACTGTCCCGATGGACATCTACAGCAACGGCTTCGGGGTGGTGACGGACTCTGAGACCAACTACGTCGCCGTAGCAGGGCTCTGCCAAAGGGCCTATATCCCGTTCGACATCAGTGCGCTTGTCTGGGAGTGGAGTTTCTTCATCGCGGCATTCCGGCCTGCAATCGGCATCGGTGACGCCAACACCCGGTACGCGCTGGACATGCGCGTGTTCATCGACGGCGTGGAATACCCCTCGATGCGACGAGCTGCCCCCATCTCGGTGGACTGTCTGGCTGGAACGTCGACGCTCTACGACTTCGAGCAGGTCGCAGCGAACTGGTACGACTTCGCGCTGCTCCAGGAGAACGTGACCCAGGGGTTCCACGAGATTGCGGTCAAGCTGTTCATGGAGCGGCCCATCGACGAGACGACCAACACCGCGCCCACGCTGGACGTGGCTGGCGCTCTCTTCGGACCCGACCAGGCCGCCGACAACTACGAGTGCAAGCTGCACACGCGCATCACCTACGGTACCCGCAGTTCACGGGCCATCATGTTCAAGTAGCCGGAACTGCGATATACTCGCCTCGATGAGGTGCGTATGGCTGTAGGGTCTGCTCTCGCTGCTGCAAAGCCAGTCGTCCAGGGGGTGCTCCAGGGAGCTCTCCCGACGGTAGCCAAGGTTGCTGGCGGCTTCCTGGGCGGTCCTGTCGGAGGCGCGCTCGCGGGTCTGGGCGGTCAGTACATCGCGGGCCGCATCGACCCTGCGATGAAGGCTCAGCGTGCCCAGCAGGCCAAGGACATCGCGGCGCTCCAGGCAGGCAAGCTCGGTCTCTCGGAGACCGAGAAGCGCACGATGCTCGCAGGCGCGGCTCGTGGTCTCCAGGCACAGACGGCTGGGATGGAAGCGAACCTTCGCCGCCAGGCCGCCGCGCAGGGTGGCTTCGGTCGCTCGGGCGCCCAGCAGAAGGCCATCGGCAACCTCGCAGCTCAGCGCGGCGAGCAGCTCACCCAGTACGCGGGCAAGGTCGATGACCTGTCCCAGCAGACCGCCGAGCGGCGCAAGGCCGAGATCATGAACCGTCTCGAGCTCCGTCGCCAGGAAGCCCTCCGCGCGGGAGAGGCCGTCGGCAGCGCGCTCTCGCAGGCCCCGGCAGAGGGCGCGGTCGTCGCCAAGAAGGTGAGCGAGGCCGAGACGCGGCGCATGGACGACGAGGCGGAGGCGCGGGCCGCGTACTACGCGGAGAAGGCTCGCCTCGACGCGGTGGCGCGAGAGAAGGCTCAGCAGGCGGCTCTGCCCGCCGGAGGGAGTAAGTGATGGCTCGTACGACCTACTTCGCGGGTGACGCCTTCCTCGACAGCCTGTACGGCACCTACGGCGCAGACCCTACGACTGACCCCGAGATGGCGAAGGTCTACCGTGGGCTGGTTGAGGCTCACCAGAAGCTCTACGCGGGACTGAACAAGGCTGAGATCGACCGCGAGCTTCGGACGCTCACGGAACAGGTCAAGATGTTCAAGACCGCCAGGGAGACCGCGGCAGCCCTGGCCGAGACGCGCGGGAAGAGCCAGCGTGTCACCTCGCAGAACATCACCAAGCTGAAGACGACGCTCATCGACGCGAGCACTGAGATCTCGAAGGCGATGAACGCCAAGGGTCCGGCCTACACCACTGCGATGCAGGCCGCCGAATCGGCGGGCACCGACAACACGGCCCGGTACGTTGCGGCGATGACCCGGCTCGCGGCCTGGAGGGACTCCTTCGGCAAGCCTCTCGCGCCGGACAGCGCCGACAACATGCCCGTCATGAACCAGATGGCGATGGAGCTGTTCAAGAAGCCGCTCAACGAGGTTTCCGAGGCCGAGATGGTGGCCGCGCTCGGCAGCGCTGCACAGGGTCAGGTGGGTGACTTTGCCCGCAACAACATCCGCGCGGCAAAGATGCGGTACGACGAGATCCTTTCCCAGGGCCAGGTCCTCGCGCAAGGTCTGGAGAAGGTGAACAAGTACGACAGCCTGATGAACAACCTGGCCGCAGGGGCTCCAGGCGCCAAGAAGCTGAACGACGAACTGGCGGACCTGGCGGACCAGCTTCAGCCCGCGCTCATGCGTGCGACGGGCCGTTCGGCTGCGGACATCGAGGCGCAGCGCGAGCTGACGGTGAACCAGAACGCCGAGATCGAGGCGAGCCAGGCTCGTATCGACCGTGCGGAGCAGCGCGCGTACGGCACTACGACCAGCAAGCCTGGGGAGAAGATGGGCCGCCTCATGGCGACTCCGCAGTTCCAGGAATGGGCCAAGGGCAACGGCTACGAGATTGGAGACTACCTCATCACGGATGCGGGTAAGCTCGTCTCGCTTCCGGGTCCGGATGACCGCGCCGCGATGCGGATGTTCCTGTACCAGGCGAAGAACCCAGGCAAGTACGGTCCCATGCTGGCCAGCAAGTCCACGGGTGTGCTCGTCAAGGTGACCGCCCAGGACCCAGAGGAGAAGGCCCGCGTCATGGCCTCCTACAAGGGTGTGGGCGACAAGTACTATCTCGATGCCCAGGGTAACCTGGTTAAGCCCGCGGACGCCCTGGACCGTCTCGAGCGCGGCGGCTACGTCCCGTCGGTCGAGATCGACCTGGCTAGCGGAACCTTCCGGAAGCCGGATGGCTCGATGGTGGACGTCGATGGCAACCCTGTCGCGGCGGCTCCGGCCGGGGCGAAGTTCGTGCCCGCGTACCTCAACGACGCGAGCGGAAAGCCTGAGCGCTACCTGACGGTCGGGGACATCAGCGATGCCGAGAAGGTCAAGGCGCTGACCACGGTGCCCCAGGGCGCTCCCGACAAGATGGGAGGGGCCGCGTCTCCTGAGGAGGAGGCCCCCCTCGAAGCGCGTGCTCAGGCTGCACCGTACCGTGTAGCGACGGAGGACCAGGTCAAGCAGACCTGGACGGGGACCTACACGGGCTACCTCGACCGCCCGCACGCGAACGACGCGCTCTCCGGGAAGGCGGGCGCCAGCACCATCTCGCTCAACGGCGGACAGGTCCGGATCCCCGGCGGACGTCCGGCTACCATCGAGGTGCTCGAGGAGCGTGAACCTGGCGTCATCCCCAGCGTTGTGCGTGCGTTCCACAAGCTCATGCCCGAGGAGCACGTCAAGGCGCTCAAGGAAAAGAACCTGATCCAAGAGCTGCCCCAGGAAGAGGCGAACCGTCTTGCCGAAGAGCAGAACGCGCGCTTCTTCGCGGCACCGCCGCCTGCGCCCGAAGCTCCGACCCTGGCGGTGACGACGGTCACCACGTCGGGTGGAGAGCAGCAGAACGTGGCCCTGCCCATCGGCAGCCAGGCGATCAACGTGGCGCAGGCCGAGGGCCGCCCTGTCATCACCGTTGGCGAGGAGGCAGTCGCTGAGCAGAAGGCTAAGGCCGACGCCGCTCAGGGCAAGGCTCCTGCCGCTGCCGCGGCCCCGGCTGCGGCTCCCGCTGCGGCCCCTGCGGCTCCCGCGACGAAGTCCGCTCCGGGGGCTGCCCCCTCCGCGGCGAAGACCATTCGCGTGAAGGACGATGAAGGTAACGTCTTCGACGTGTCGGACGAAAAGATCACGCTGGTGAGCCAGCCCCCCGGTGCGAGGAAGTCGACGAAGACGGAGTGGTCCGCCATCAAGGACAAGGCCGTGAACGCGCAAGTTGTGGAGCCGGAAGCCAAGGCCGAGACCAAGCCTGCCCCATCTGCGCTGCCGAAGGCTGGGGCCAAGACGCAGAT